CGTTCCGCGCAGCCTGATACCCCCTCCGCTACCTCTAGGTAGCCAGTTGTATCGCAGGAAAGTCGTCCGGCCGACACTCCACCTGCGACGCGAGGGGAAAGAGCGAAGGCCCGACACCTAGCCTGCTGGTGTCGGGCCTTCGCTCTTTTGTGAAGTTACTCTCTGCCGGATGCTTTGATCGCCTTGTTGAGCTCCACGAGTCGAGCGTCCCACCATCGCGAAAGACTTACACCTAGCGGTGGCGGTCCTGCTTTCACCCACTCGTCGCGGAGTTCCACAACGGGATCTTTCGCCCCTCCTTTGCCCATGACATCCCTGAAGAGCGAGTTGAGCTCGGGGGCGGTGTCGGCGATGACTTCTTCGATGGACCGAGTCTCTGGTTCTCGAACCTTGTACTCGCCAGCCTCGATCGCCTTCTTCATGCGGCGAAAGGCTGCACGCTTGTCTCGCGCACTTCCGAGATTGATGCCGAAATCATTCGCGAGAATGTTCGCCTCCTGCAAGCTGACGAACTCTGTGATTTCGCCAGACTTGATCGCCTGTGCGATCTCTTCGAGTGATCGTGGCATCAGTACCTCCACCAACGCAGGTGCCTCGGGTTGATCGGGTTCATCTCTTGATCCTCTCGGTCCACTCGGTCACCCCAGCGCTCGATGGCGTCGGCAGCGAGTTCTCGCTCGATGTTCGTCATCTTCGTGGAGATGTGCTTCCAGTTGCCGTAGAGCCAGACACTCCCCCATGCGTCGTCGTTGGCCTCGCCCAGCACGTCATGCTGGAAGGCGAGACCCTCCCCCGGGTTGCGCATGGCCTCCAGTAGTATCCTGGCTGACCCGATGATCGGACTCTCGGTCTTCTGCGTCTCAGTGCCAGACGGACTGGCATCCGGTGTCATGAAGCGCCCTGACTCGCCGATCGCGATAGCGACTCGCACGAGCGGGTCCTTCGCGTCGATCAGGCGTTGCAGGCCGATCAGGAGCTGGTCGACAGCCTCGGGCGCTTCGGGGTCGACCAGAAGGTCATCGACCATCTCGTACGCCATGAGACAGACGCGCCTCCCGACGTCACGAGGGAGGCCTTCCGGCATGTGGTCGTACTCCAGCCAGCGGAGCTTGTCCATGACCCACTTGGGGTAGTCAGCACTTGCCACAACTACTCTCCTCGGCTGCGAGCTAGACGTTCTTGCTGGAAGGCGTTCAGGAAAGCATCGACGTTCATCTCGTCAGGCATCCATGTGATGCCAAGCGCGAGGCGAAGTGCGATCTTGAGGCCCTTCATCTCAATGAGGTGACGATCGCGCATCTTCACGCCCATGCGCTTCGACACTGGCTTTTTGCCGTCGGATTCGAGTGTGTTGATGCGAATCCAGATCTCACTCGCGATGTCGTAGCAGATCTGGCTTTGAGATTTGTCCTTTCCTGCCTCCATGAATCGACTGATGGTCTCCATGCCGGGCTTACTCACTTTTGGCGTCCTTCTTCTTGGACTTGCGCGGATCGATGCCGTTCAGGTACTCGTCCAGGAAGTACTCGAAGGCGCGAACGAACGAGTCGAGATCCATTGTGGCCTCGACCTCAGCGTGGGTGAACTCGATATCACTCGGCCAGTTTGTCCAGCCTTCGCTTCGCAGTGTATCTTCCGCCGAGTCACGGACTGCGCTGGATACCTTGTCGATGAAGGTTTCACTGAACCCGCTTGACGCTTCACTGCTCACGGCGCGTACCCCTCCCTGCGAGCTGCCTCATAGAACAGCTCGGCCATCTTGTCCCGGTCGTTCGGATCGTCGACCTGCTCCAGTGGGGACGTGTAGAGAATCCAGTCCGGCTTGGGGCTGAGTGTGCCGTGCAGATCGCCGAACCACTTGTGCAGCTCTTCCGCCTCGTCGCTGGTCTTGCACGGCACCAGCAGGATGGGACCCTCGCTATCAGCTACGACAACAAGGGTCCCATCATACTCTTCGCTCACTCTGTCACATCCTCACGATGGTCACGTTACTCCCCTGGGCGCGGACTATCGTTGCCAGCGCCTCGCAGAGTGCGACATCTGGCCTGTCGAACTCGGTGCCTACCGCGCATGTGATCACTGCGCGATCGTAGTCATGCAGGCCGAATGCGTTCTGTGTGTAGTATTCGACCTTGGCGTAAGCGTTGATCGACTGCTCTGGCCAGCGATCGTTGGCATCCTCTTCGAGGTAGCCAAACTCGACTGACCTCGCGCCACTACGCTTCAGTGCCTCGACCATCGCAACCACACCCTCGGTGTCCTCAAAGATTGCCAGGTTCAGATCCCAGTCGCTCGACGACATGCTTTACCTCCATGATCTCGGGTACGCTGGTGTACTCGTGGCAGCTGCCGCAGTACCCGTACTTCACGTCGTTTGGGTTATGCGAGGTTTTCCTGCATTCCGGGCAGGTGATGCTCGCAGGCGTACACTTCGAACTCTCGCTCATCTACTGGACCTTCTAGCCTTTCTACCTCGTACTCGATATCGATTTCGCCCCAGTAGTCTTGCTCGGCCCTTGCACGGACGCGCCAGACTCCATACTTGATATCGAGCACTTCGTCAAGCCAGTAGCTCAGTCCGTAGTACTCGCCATCGACGGCGAGGTTGCACCTGAAGTAGACCTCGGTTGTCACCGACCCATCCCAGTTGGCACTGGTGTGAATCTCGTTCGGACAGTCGAGACTGTGCTTAACTACGGCCTGGTGACTCTCTTCATCGTTGCCATCTTCATCCTGCACGACGAATGGCACACCGACTTCCACGGTGTGCCATTCGTCGACGCTCAGAACCGTCACGCCCCTACCCCCCCTTGTTCAGTTGCTACTCAGCCAGTCTTCCATCGTCGGCGAATCCTTCTCGCGGAGGGACCCCTCGCGCAGGAAGATTCCCGCAAACAGTAGCACCACCGCTGTGGGTCCCCACTCCCACTCCCCCAGCCAGATCCAGGCGAGCACGCTCGCGAAGACGCACATGAACGCGGCAGAGGCGGCGTACTTGAGTGGACCTGCCGAAGTGCGCTTTCCGCCTACCTGCACCTCGTCGATGGTGTCCGGGAGCATCTCGCGCACTGGGATCATTTTGTACGACGGGTGCCCCTGCGAGCAGCTGAGAGGGTCGAGGCATGTCGGTACAGTGTTGTTGCACCGAGGGCATATCCAGGTGATTTCTTTCGGCATCACGCGACCCCCTTGAGGTCAGGATTGTTGTTGATGCGCTGCATGTACTGCTCGCAGATGTAGTTCAGCACGGCATCGTCGATCTGACTCTTGCGCCGATTGCGACTCGCGCCAGGGTTGCCCTTCTGATACCGCTTGCGAGATCGGTCCCGCTCGGCCTTGAGGCACAGTGGGCCCTTGCAGCCTTCGTCGTACAGCTTCCGCCTGTTGTGGGTGCGATCACGATACGTCTCGTCGGATAGTTCGAAAAGGATCTGACCGATGAGGACCGTGATACGTCCTTCCAGTTCTTCTGCAATGCTCTCATCCCCCGCCTTCGGGTCGTAACCCGAAGCTACCGCAGCACGAAAGACTGCCGCCCGGAACTCGGGCGAAGCCTTGATTTCGCTCAGGAACTCGTGAAGTTCCAGCATCCCTCTCCCCCTCGGAGATGCGTCACTGGTCATCTGACGCAAGGCCATACCTCACTGTCTTTCGACCAACCTGAGGCATCGTGGGCAAAGGCCACTGGATCTGCTTCAGGTCGCCGATCTCAACGAGATTCTTGATAGCCCTGACGAGAACTTCTCCATCGACTCGCGAGCGTCCGAGTGCGTCATGCAGCTCGCGATATGTAGGCGGCTTGCCGATCTTGAGCGTAAGCCTGCCAGCTTGGTGAAGAATCTTCTCGCGAAGTTCCGACGACTCCGTGGCCGTGAGCGATCGATCGAGGATGTTGTAGCTGTCCATCAGGTACGGATATACCTTCATGGCAGCCTCGACCGATTCAGTCGTGACCATGCTCTGACGTGAATTCAGCGCAAAGATCAGCATGAGCTTCTTTGCGATGAGGTCAGTGCGCTTGATGAGCTTGTTGTCGCCGTTCTTCTTCATGTTGGGATGTACGACGTCACCCAGCCAGTCACGACCGAGTGCTAGTGCCGCCTTATCCCAACCAATCTGCCTACCCTCGTTCTCGACTGCCCATTCGTGAATTGCCTTGAGGTAGGGTCCTGCAGCCTCGACGCTGGTGGGGTCACCACCAAGCATCTCTTCCTTGGCCATGATCTTCTCGGTCGCGGGTGCGAACACGAAGCGGTTCATGAAGCCGTTGTCTACATGCTCGCGCCCCACGAGGCGCTGGAGCATGCTAGGCTGTGTAGAGGTGAGCATGGTGACGAACGGGTCAGGTGCGACCTTGTCGCCGGTTGTGAACGAACTGGATTCGACCGGCGCGTACCCGTCAAAGAGGCCCTGGAGGATCGGAACGAAGTTAGAGGCTGGTCCCGACGACTTCGCCATGACAGTCGCCAGCTCGTCATACTCGACGAGGCCAGCAACTCTCTTGATCTCCAGGATACTACTTGGCTTGGCTGGGTCGCGCAGCTCGTCACGCAACTTGTCGATGAGCTTCTCGCCCGACGCTACACCCGAGATGAGTCGAGGTGCTGTGTTGAGCGGGTCGTTCGTCAGCCAAGGCATCGTTTCTCGGATGAGGCCGAGAATGAATGACTTGGCAACCGACTTACCGGCAGTGGTCTCGCCCAGTAGGCATACGTAGAGATTTGCGTACACCGGCTTAACTGTGTCTTGCAGGCCGAGGCGCTTTCCAACCGCGACACTTAGACCAGCTACACCGTTCCAGAAGTTCCATTCGTTCGGTGACGAGCTCGCGCGAAGAATGCGACAGTATGTTCCCAGGAAGGTGTCCTCCGCCACCATCAGTGGAACATCCAGAGGTGAGAACGCGAACTCGGAACTGCCTAGTTCTGCGTCATCCTCGTCGGGCGTCCTGACGCCGTAGTCTTCCAGCATGGCCTTGACGAGCCCGGGGTCAGTCGGGTCCATCCTGGGTGCAGGCTCGGAGACGAATAGCTTGCCGCCCATGCCGGGCATCAGGCCAATCCCTATGGTGGGAGCCTTCTTGGTGAGCGGCTTGAATCCAGGCGGGATGACTGCAGGCTGCTGTTCGGTGTCTTCGAGCATCTCCGCAGGAGGCGGAGCGATCGTACTGCCAAACAGTCCACCGAGGCCAGCCACCATCGGGGGCGGTGCGTCTTTTGAGGTCACGCCGTTTGGCGACCCCTCCGGACCGGCGACCTCCTGGGGTTCCGCTTCGGTTTTGGGTTGCCCGTTGTGCGTCGCAATCGGAGAGGCACCTGGAATCTGCGTAGGGATCGGCAGAGATGCAGGTGCCTCTTGCTGTGTGTCGTCGCCCTTGTTGTAGTACTTCCGCAGGCGAGTGTTGTAGTCATCGACCGACCCAAGATACATCTTGGTCAGTGGATCGAGGTTATCGGCAGGTTGACTCGGCTGTGGAATGACGGGCGGCTCAGTGGGGCGTTCGCGAGTCTCTTGTGGTGCCGTTACCGGCGCCCCCTGGTCGCCTTTCTGGTGATCTTCCTTTTCAGCCAGATATGCCTTCGCTGCCGGGCCGAGCAGGTGCGAGTCGACATCAACCCCGAGGTCGCGAGCCATGTCCAGTTTGAGCTGGCGAAAGCTTCCGTCAGTTTTGTACTGGAATAGGTTGTACCCGAGGCCGACGGCTGCGAGGTCGTACTTGTCACCACCGCGCTGGCATCCGCCACAGTGCCAAAGGCCACCGTCACCCTTTGCGCTGTTGATCCACGCCGAGGGGTCGCTGTCCTCGTGTCCAGGGATAGGACACGAGATCATAATGCTTTCGACCTGGCCGTCGTAAACCTTCGGCTCCATCTTGCGAATCCACTTGCGGTAGGCGTCGAGGACGTCCACGCTAGAGATCGCATCATCGACGATGTGGTCGAGTTCGCTCTTCTCGTGACCCGAGTCCAGTTCGGCGCGCATTTCCTGCGCGTCAGCACTGACCTGGTTCTGAAGCCGCTTGTCGGTCGTAGTCTCCGGTCGACGCCCAAACAGTCCATTAAGTCCAGGAGCTTGCATCGGCGGAATGCGAGGCGGAGACGGGCGGCGAACTCCGTTGGAGGCGGGTGCTGGCGGAGCCTGAGTTGAGTAGCCTACCAGTTCATCGAGCTGGCTGTCACGCTTCTCCTCCTGCCTAGCCTTAACGCGAGCCAGAAAAAAGTCATTATTGATTCCGGGCTCGTCCGTCACTTTCCACCTCCCCACGGGTCTAGAGTCTTGAGGGCTACAGCGGGATCTAGTGGCTTCAGTTCCGCCATGGGGTGACGGCAGTCCACAAAGAACGTTGGATCTGTGGTCTTCTGATTGCGACCGAGTGGAAGGCGCATGAGGTTCCCGAGCCCCTTATTTTTGTTGTCCACTCGTTCTTGCTTGGGGAAGACCTCGATTGTGAAGTTCGGATACCCGAGTACGGGGTCCTGGTTCACATGCCTGAAGAAGTTCCTACCGTTGGTTGGCTCAAAGCATCCGAGGCTGTCAAGAACGATATCGATACCCTCCCTAGCCTGCTCTCCGGTGATGGGTCCTGCAAGCGCATAGACGTGCATGCCCTTGCTTCCGGAATAAGCGATAAGCGTGGGGAGTCCGAGTTCCCTCTTGATCGCCTGTCCAAGCATCTCGGATAGCATCCGAAATTGATACTTCAGCCAGGATCTCGGGAATTGAGGCTGTCGAGACGTCCAGTACTGAAGCGGACTGAATGCGACCGCATCATGGTTGCCCTCGACGTGTGGACTAGTCGGCCAGAACCCCTCCTTGTTGAGATCGATGTCAAATGCGAAGACTCGGCACACATTGGCCGAGTCCATCAGGTAATGCCCGTATGTAACTTTTTTATCGAGGTGATCACGGATATCTTGCACCGTGAACTCTCGATGTCTTATCGGGTGATAACCTCCAGGCTTATGGGGCTTCATTTGATACTTCGGGTCACGGTCCGGATCGATCTCGTGGACCTGCATGCACTGGAAAGCTTTGACATCTCTACGCTGTACAAAGTAGCGCATGAGAAGCTCAGCGACCTCATCATTCACTGAGACCCCTACTTGTGGTCGCCCTATCGACTCTTGCGTAAGTCGTTGGGCTAAGATATGCGGTAAGCTGTGCGATAATGTCGGCACAGCGCCGGGGTTTGATCACTATCCTAGCCCTAGGGGGGGGAGTTTTACAACGTTCCTCCTTGACCGCGTGTCGCGATCCCGGTTATCATCGGCATGAGATATGCGGTGCTTGGTCTGGATTCCGACGAAGTCTTGCGATCGGCCCTCGGGTCGTTTCTTCGCGGATCAGTTACCCGTTCCGAGTGCTACCTGCTGAAGGCCCCCGTTGAGTTCCGAATCTCGACGGGGGCCTTTTCCTCTTTATTGCTCACGCTCCACTCCCCCGGCGTCGAATCGTGGTCCGCAGTAGGACTACGAAGTTAACGTCCGAAATGGCCCGTGGCCAGCGTTACAACCCGCGTAGCGCATCGGATGCACTGTTGGGGCGGTTTGATGGGCGATCAGGGTATTCGCGAGTTCGATACCGAGATGTGGTTCCGTAACCCGAACGGGTACGTGAAGGAGCTTGCCGAGGTTGGCGAGTACCTGGTCTCATGGGATTATGGACTTGTCAAGAAGACGCGTCTAGACCCCGTCAAGACGTGCGAGCTCTACTTCGGTATCGACAAGCCCTGGCGGGCAATCATTGTGGCCGAGTGGGGCGCGGCCGAGTATGTACCTGGAGACAAGTTCGGTACGCCGTCTGCGGTGTATCCAGTCTTCACTTACGGCGATAGCCAAGACATCCTCGAAGAGATGCTTGAGCTTCCGTGGGGCGAGGACGAGGAGATGTGCTCGAACCCTCGCGATCAGGACGCCGACAGGGTGCCCATCAAGGGCCAGGAACATCGAGTCGTCATCACGAGCCTGCCGAACATGCGAGACGCACGCTCGCGCGGCTTCCTCCGCTTCATGGCTGGGAAGCAGCAGGATTACCCGAACTGCATCGTTCACCTACATGGGCTTACTGCATTCAGGCCCATGTTCGCATACCCGTTCAGAGCGGTGGACTTCGAGGCACGGACAACCGCACAGGGCGGTAGGGTCTGTATGCCAACGGGTAACATCGTTCCGTATGAGCGTAGCGTGAATACTCCGCAGTGGCTCAAGCTTCTGGGTTACACGGTCGGTGACCTGGCCGTTCCCAGGAATCGCACGATGTTCAACATACGCTCGGCCGCCTGGGCATCGAAGTACTTCCGTGCCAGTCTGCGTTTCCGCGTGGGACGCGCAAGCCCGAATGGCTCCGTCTTCCCTGGCATGGGTAACGACGAGGCTGCGAATCAGCCTGACGACGAGCTGTCGGTGATGATTCGAGCCAGGGAGGCGGAGTGGCGCCGCAAGAACGGCGTACCCGCAGAGAGCGAGCCTGTTGATACGACGTCCAGCGACAAGGACTACAAACCTGCCGAGGTGAAGAGCACCACGTCGCTGAAGTCCACGAAGTACCTTCCGGGTGACAAGGTGACATGCGATACATGCTCTGTCGCCCGTACATGCAAGGTCTACCGAGAAGGGTCGGTGTGCAACTTGTCTCAGTCTGACGGCCAGAAGCTAGCGAAGGCGTTCGGCAGCCGAGACTCAAGCCAGATCATCGACGCGCTTGGTCACGTACTCGGTATGCAGTCTCGACGCCTCGACACGGCGATGCAGAACGAAGAGGACTTCGGCGAGACCGACCCGAACGTAACCACTCTGATGAACTCGTTGTTCAAGAACGGAACCACGCTCGCCAAGCTGGTCGATCCGTCTTTGAATGGAGCTGGGGTGAGTGTAAACGTCGGCGTGGCTGCCGGTGGACAGGCCCAGGTGATGACTGGCAACCCCAACACCATCATGGCGCAGATCATCAGGGTCCTGGAAGATAAGGGCATCCCTCGTAACGAGATCACCTCCGACATGGTCGCTGGCGTGCTCAAGGAGATGAATCGCGGCTCATCCGCCGTAGCCTCCGACGAACCGCGCGCTATCGAAGGGGTAGTTACGAAGAGGGCTGACGGATGATCCAGAAGACCGCCGAGGAGCGGGCACTGGAAAGTTTCGAGTGGCTCAAGCTACACCCGGACTTCGAACAGAAGCCTGCGAGTATCACGGAGTTCCTGGGGCCCCTCTACCTCAACATCGAAAGCAAGGTTCGTCCGGCCATCAGGTCCGAGCTGGTTAAGCTCTTCGGGGAGGATGTATCTGGCGCCAGGATTGCCATCAAGAAGCTCGGCATGTTCACTGGCGCAATCGGCATCGGCAAGACGACCATTGCCAGCATCATTCTTCCGTACATGGTCCACTGGGTGCTATGCCTTAAGGACCCGCAAGACTTCTACGGCCTACTGCCCGGATCTCGCATCGCATTTATGATGATGAGTACATCGGAGAAGCAGGCGAAGAACGTTCTGTTCGGAGATATCTTTGCGCGCATCCAGAACTCACCGTGGTTCACGGAAAACTATTCTTACGATCCGACGTACACGACGATCATCAAGTTCCCGAAGAGTATCTGGATTCTTCCTGGCGATAGTGCTGAGACTACCTTTGAGGGCTACAACATCCTCGGGGGAATCCTTGACGAGGCAGACTCCCACAAAGTAACCGACAAGCAGGATTACGCTGATACCGGTTATGACACGATCTTCACTCGCATGAGTTCTCGGTTCGATGACAAGGGCTTCGTCATGGTCATCGGGCAGATGAAGAAGGCAACTGGGTTTGCCGCTCGCAAGTACGAGGAGATGAAGAACGATCCAGATGCGCACGTCATCCGGCTGACCATCTGGGAGTCGTTCGGCTGGGCTAAGTACCTCAAGCCTGACGGACGCCGGGACAGTTTCTGGTACGACAAGAACCGTCGACAGATTGTGCCGTCTGATGTGATCGAGCTCCTCGAAGACTCGAGTACGCTCATTGAAGTTCCGAACATGTACAAGCGGGACTTCGAGAACAACCCCGAGAAGGCACTCAAAGACCTCGCTGGCATTCCGCCAGCCGTTGGACATCCCTTCATCTCGCTGATCCACAAGATCACCGAGTGCGTGGACAAGTGGCAGGAACGGTACGAGTTCGTTGGTTCGCCGGTTGACCAGAATTGCACGAAGCCTCAGCTGGCCAGCTGGTTCAAGGCACTGGACACGCGAAAGCGTGCTCTGCACATTGACGTGGCTTATTCTGAGCATGGCGATGCTCTTGGCCTCGCTATGGGGCACGTCGAGTCACTCGAAGAGATAGATGGCGAGGAGAAGCCGTACATTGTCTTCGACATCTTGTATCGGATCAAGGCTCCTGCTGGGTCGGAGATCTTCCTTTCAGACATCCGGCGCCTCGTATACCACATCAAGGACGACCTCGGCTTTCGACTCGGCAAGATCACCATGGATGGATTCCAGTCCACTGATAGCCTCCAGCAATTCAGGAAGCGACGCATCAAGTCGGACTACCTGTCTGTCGACCGGAACACACTCCCTTACGAGGACTTGCGTGAGGCGATCTACGACGGTCGAGTGGAGTTCCCGCCGTACTTCACACAGTTCGATCGGAGTGGTACACGTAGTGGTGAAATCGCCGTAAAAGAGCTGATGGAGCTAGTCGACAACGGCAAGAAGGTGGACCACCCTGAAGGCGGATCAAAGGACGTAGCGGATTGCATGGCTGGCGTTGTTACGTCTCTGATGGGTGACCGCAGTTACCGGCGCGGGGTACGGTCGTTTGGTTCAAGTTCGAGTGATTCTCGTTCTGAAGAGACCACCAGCCCGTACTCGGTTGGGGGAATGCTTCTCGACGGTGGAATGGCTGCGAAGGCTCTCGGGCGTAGTGCCTCACTGCCGCAAGCACCTGTTCCCGGCGAGTTCATGCCACCTCCCGGACGGCATACCTAAGTCTGCGGGTACACATGGCCACTGGACTTGTCGACAGGAACGGCAACCCACTGAGTTCGAAGAACCATGCACGGACGGCTCGACCCAAGCCCATTGTTGGCGAGGCGTTCGGAAGCTGGACCGGGCGCGATCAGTTCATGTACGAGATGCCCGGCGGAGGCTACGTACAGTTCGACCTGAGCAAGCTCACCCTCGCCGACTTTCGGGGGATGAAGACTCACTACCAGGTGAACGCATCGCTCTCGCTGCTTTCGTTCATGATCCACCAGTCCGACTGGCACATTGAGTGCGATCAGGCGAAGATCGTGACCCACGTCGAAGACAATATGCGCAACGTCTGGTCGCGGCTCGTGAGGGCGATGAGTCAGGCGTTCTGGGCTGGCTACTCCCCCAACGTGCTCCAGTGGGAGAATGACGACAAGACCAGCACGGTCCAGCTGGAGAAGATCAAGGATCTGATTCCCGAAGAGTGCGACATCAACTGGAAGGAAGTCGAGGGGTACATCCCCCCGGATCGTCGTCCGGGTGTCGCACCGAAGTTCAAGGTGTATGACGGTATTCGTCAGATCGGTGCGCCCTGGCCGATCCCGGTACGTAACTCGCTCTGGTATCCGCTCCTCATGGAGAACGGCAACATGTACGGGCGCCAGCTCCTGAAGGCTGCGTACACGCCGTACTTCTTCAGTATGCTTATGCACCTGTTCGCGAACAGGTACTACGAGCGCTTCGGCGAGCCGGTGCCCATCGGTCGTGCACCGTGGGACAGTGAAGTCGAGATGGGCGGAACGCGAGTCCGTGGCAACGAGGCCATGGCGACGATCCTCTCGAATCTCCGAAACAGGTCGACGGTCGTGCTACCTGCAGACATCGACCAGGAGACCAAGGAGTTCGATTACCAGATCGAGTACCTCGAATCCCAGATGCGAGGTGCCGACTTCGAGCGTTACATGACGCGCCTCGACGAAGAGATCTCGCTTGCACTCTTCACTCCGCTTCTCATGATGCGGACTGCAGACATCGGCTCGTACAACCTCGGCGTCGGCCACACGCAGGTGTACCTGTGGCTGCTCAATGCGATCCTTGCGGACCTCACCGAGTACGTCAACAAGTACATCCTGTCTCCGATGGTGGACTTCAACTTTGGCGAGAAGGCTCCACGCGCGAAGATCGTGTTCCGGAAGCTCGGAACGAAGAACGAAGAGACCATTCGCGCCATCATCACGGAGTTGATCCGTAAGGGTGCGGCAAAGGTCGACGTGGTCGAGCTGGGCGAGTCTCTGGGCATGAAGGTCGAAGAGGTTGAGGTTGTCACCGAGCCTGCACCTGCACCGACAGACCCGTCGGCTGACCCGAACGCGGACCCTAACGCAGACCCGAATGCTGACCCCAACGCACCCAAGCAAGATAATCGTACGGGACGCGATAAGCCGAAGTCGCCGAAGGGAATCCAGAAGACTTCAAAGGTTCTCGACCTGATTCAGGGTCGCGTCTTTGCGCAGCTCCAGAAGGCAGAGAAGGATGGCTCGTCGCCGAGGATTGACCTGGGCTACCTCGGCCAGCTGTCGGACTCGCTGATCGGGAGGGTGCCTCGTCCGAGCGAGACGGCTGGGCAGATGCACTCGCGATTCGAGGCGGCCCTCGGCGACCTCATGGCTGCCGATGAGTCAAGCGAGGCCATTTCTACGGACTTCGCCTGGTATCTCAAGGCTATCGCAGAGGAGGTTCTTGGTGAGCCAGCCTGACGGAAAGACTGAGGTCAGGTGTCCATTCTGTGCGAGGAGTCCCCTCCTTGCCGTGTGCGGTAGGGATGCAAAGGGTAACCCCTTTGTTCATGTCAGGATCTACAAGCAGAAGCGCATCTTTGGAAACGTGGTTGCTACAGGTGGTCCAGTCCATCTGCAATGTCGCGAGTGCTTCCGGTGGCTCCGAATTCGGTTCGTCCGAATCTCCGACGTAAACCTCGACGAGGTCAAGGCACAAGATGTTCCGGGATCGGATACACCGACCCCTGCCCGAATGATGGACGCCGCGCAAACCGCCTAGCTAAGGTGGCAACCGAGATGAGTAACGCACTGAGGGCGCCCCTCGCACCACGTTCTACCGTCTTCGCGACGGGCGCTGTAGCCATGGGACCGAAGCCCCAGTACTACCGTCGAGGAGACGGAGCACTGGTGGTGGAGAAGCATGCTGTGTTTCGCACGGGCACCTTCCGTGACAGTATGGGTCGCCAAGGTTCCTGGGAGGCACTCCACCTCGACCAGATGGCTTCACACTTCGACATGCTCAAGAATCGAGGCATTCTCACTGATGTCCCGGTTCGTGATGGTCACCCAGGGTTCCTCATCTCTGGCGCGGAGGGCAACGGTAAGGTAGTAGGGTGGCACACCGCACTTGAAACCAAGACCGTTGAGTCTGACTCCGGTGACACTACGTACCTGCTTGCCAGCTACGTTCTCACTGAGCCGGACGCTGCGGATCGATACGAGCGCGGCACTTACCGCAACCGGTCGGCCGAGATCGGCACCTACGTGACGAACGCCGAGGCTGAATTCTGGCCCGTCTATATGGGTGTCGCCTTCGTCGACATCCCGGCGGTTGAGGGTCTGAACAGCGTCGAGTTCTCGAAGTCAAACTCCAATGTCTACGCCGAACGAGACGTCGTCTTTCTGTTCGACAGGGAGAATCCCTTGACCAGTTCCCAGCAGCAGCCGAACTTCCCGGCCCCCGTGATGCCCGGTATGCATTCTGCACCGACACAGCAGCCCGCCCAGTTCATGATCAACGGCGCGGCATCCACCGACGTGGGCGCGATCCAGGCGCACATCACCACCCTGGAGAACTTCCGCTCCGAGACGCTCGACGGCGCGCGAGTCGCCTTCGTCAGCGACCTCGTCAAGGGTGGGAAGATCCTCGCTCCGCAGCAGCAGTCGATGACGGACTTCGCGAAGGGCCTCACCGACGACCAGTTCGCCAACTGGAAGACCGCGATGGACGCGGCCCCGCAGATGTCGGTTCTCGGTCAGCACGGCGCGTCGACCTCGGAGCACGGCAAGCCTGCTACCGGCGCCGAGAACAGCGAGCTCTCTCAGGCGAAGGCGATCGTGCGCATGCACGAGCTCGCTGGCAAGCCCGAGGAGTTCATCAAGACCACCGCCTCCTACCAGACGGTACAGCGCCTCACGGCGGCTGGCGTCCAGAGCTGAAGGGCCTGAAGAATGCCTGCATTCGTCAAGGGTGGTGCCCTCCGCCAGCCGTTCGGTCGGAACCAGTACCTGCGTTCCACGCGGGGGATGAAGTTCAACTCGTTCACGATCGCCGCCAGTACCGTTCCGGCTGTCACGATCGACGGGTTCGCGAACCAGAAGATCCTGCAGCCCGGCACGGTACTCGCGAAGATCACGAGCGGCCCCGAGGCCGGAAAGGTCGGGCCGTACTCGACCGACACCGCGGGTGTTACGGATGGAAGGCAGACTGCCGCGAACATCGTCGGCATCTGCGACACCTTCCTCCCGTGGCAGCTCATGGAGCGAGACGTCGAGGTCGCCGTGCTGTACGACGGCACCGTGGTTCAGGGCTGGTGCTTCGAGTACACGCTCGCCGGTGGTACTGCGCCGCAGGCGCTTTCGAACACCACCGCAACGGCCATGGTCTCCACCAAGTCCATGAGCATCACGTTCAACTGATCGGAGACAAGACGTGACTCTGTCTTTTGCGCCGAAGGGGCGTACCCGGAGTGACTTCGTGTCCCCGGCCTTCCCCCAGGATCGGCTCATCCGCAAGGAGGAGTCTCTCGGAATGCTCCGGGAGATCGTCCCTCCGCAGGACCACATCGGCCTCAGCCTCGTGCCATGGCTCGAAGTGGCAAGTGATGATGTCATCTTCGACTACGCCGTCGGCCTCGCCGAGGGACTGGCCCCGGCGCGAGCCGAGGACGCCGAGTCGGAGCTGGCCCAGAAGGACGTCCTCTTCGCCGGGCAGGGCCGCGCTGCGGTCATCGACTGGGCGATGAAGGATCACTACAACGCTTCCGACGTGAACCGCTACCAGGAGATTCTGCGGATCGTCAACGGCATGCAGGACGGCGGCAACCTGCCGCTCCAGATGTCGACGATCCTCGGCGACTTCCAGGCGATGGTGGTCCGCGACGACGCCCTCCGCAAGAAGAAGCTCGACAACCGGCTCGAGTGGCTGATCATGTCGGGGCTCTCCAACGGCGCGATCAGTTACAACGACGGCCGAATCAAGTTCACCGTCGACTACGGACGGCCCAGCGACCAGGTCGTCACCAAGGACTACTCGGGCACCACTCACGACCCGATCGGCGACATCCTGCGCATGCAGGACTTCATGTACGAGCGGTACGGCATCCGCATGACGCGAGTCGTGTCCAGCCGTCGCTCGATCAACACCTTCATGAACTCCGACCGGTTCCTCGCAAGGTCCGGCTTCGTCGTCGGCGGTACGCCCAGTGCGACCATCGATCCGAACTACGTACTCGACGGCTGGGGTCCGAACGCCGCGCTCGACCTGGTCAAGCGCGCGTGCAACCTCGACGAGTGGATCGAGTACGACTCGGTCTACCGTACTCGTCCCGTCGGGTCGAAGGTCACCACGGTGAACAGGTTCTTCCCGGAGAACCGACTCCTGTTCCTCCCGGCCATCGAGGACATCAACTCCTTCGACGAGACCGAGATCGGCTTCGGACGTACGCTGACCTCGCCGCACCCGGAAGGTAACTGGTCCGCCGGTTACTACGAGTGGGAGAAGGACACTGGCCCCGACCCGTGGGGGCGTGACCGTGGGACCGGTGTCAAGGCGTTCCCCGTTCTGCCGCACATGGACATGACGGCCGCCTTCGACCTGACCCTGCCCGCCACGATCAGCAGCCTGTAGGAGGTCGCCGGTATGGCACAGCGAAACGCTGACGGTACAGTCACCATCAAGACCAAGGGCAAGACCGGGCGCCCCGGCGGCACCACTGTCGCCAAGGGTACACCGGGCGGTGTCCCCGCCAAGGACATGGGTGCCGCGAGTCCCAAGCGTGTCCGCACCAAGAACAAGGCGACTCCGAAGAACCAGCCGAACAGCACGGAGTCCTGATTGTCCGTCGGGGTCTTTTGGGGAAGGCTCCGACGGGCCTCTAATCGGAGGGATGGGTCATGGCGGACACCGCCGAAGAGAAGGCCGACAAGGCCCCGGAGAACATCACCGGTGACTGGCTGGGCGACGACGAGGCGCGAAACTTCGGCGTCGAGGGCAACGACCTGAGCGGGTACATCGGAGTTTCGCCCGAGTACATGACGTACGCGGACGACACGCACAAGCCGTACTCTACGGACGAGGAGGTGCTTCCGCCTGCGGAGCAGCTCATGTTCGCCGAGGACGGCGCGGATGCAACCGAGGCCGACGACAAGTCAAGCGACGCGGACTCAAAGAAGGAGGAGCCGAAGAAGACTGCGGCTCCCTCTTCCGCCAAGGCACCGACCGGCGCGACGACAAGCAAGACGGCTTCTACCTCGAAGTGAGGCTCGGGCGTGGCGTATTCTGAAGTTGGCGATCTGCTGTTCGGGTCGGTCCCGACCGTCGGTCAGGATCTGGCCGCATGGGTGGATCGTGCTGACGAAGAGATCGACGCAGCAATCGGCAACATCTACGTCACGCCAGTCTCCTTCCCCTCGACCACAGAGGCGCGACCCGGCAAGCTCCTGGTCAAAAAGATCAGTTCGCAGCTGGCCACCGGTCGCGCCATCATGTCTATGGACGCTGGCAGTGAGGAGAGTACCCTCCACCAGTATGGACTGTATCTGATCAAGGAGGCCAACGCCTCTCTCAAGTGCATCAAGGATGGCGACGTTATCCTCCCTGGTGTACAGATGATCAGCCCCGATGACTTGACGTCGGCGCCGAAGGTCTACAACGTCGACAGTAGTAGCGCAGTCGAGGATTTCTTCGGGCAGTTCAACACTGCCAATCGAGGGCCGCAAGGCGTGCCCTACTGGATCAATGCAGATAGGTGGGGAGGCTGATGGCAAGGGCTAGCCGCACACCCTCCTCATCTGGTAGCGGTGGATCTGTTTCGGTAAGTCTCATCGGTGACTCTAAGGCCGTGGATCTTATGATCACACGGCTTGAATATCTGTTGGGGCCGCTCGGGATGAGCGCCTTCCTGGTCGGGCAGGTCACTCCCTACCTCAAGGCTCGCGCCGCAAACAGGTTTGCGAACGAGGGCGACTCGGTCTCTGGGCCATGGCCTGCACTCTCCCCTGTGACAGTGTCGATTCGAAACAGCCTGGGCTATGGCGGAGAACATCCGATCAACCGTCGATCTGGGGCACTAGAGCGTTGGGTTACCGGATCGACGCCGACACTAGTAACCAGTCCTGTCCTGTCGGTCCTCACGTACCCAGGCAACCCTCCTTCGGGACGATTGAAGGACAAGGTTGTCACTGCCCAGACGGGACAGATCGCTGGAAAGACATCTGGCACTGTTCCCCGCCCGGTGCTCGGCATGGACGCGACAGACTATGTCGCCATTCTCGGAATGCTCGCACTTAGTGTCGAGGCCGTTGGAAGGACTGGCAGGATTTGATTAACGCCGACTCGACAGCTTTCCCCGGCAATGTCATCGAGAAGGTCCGTCCGCGAGCGCAGGCTCTGGATGCAGACCTGTTCGTTGTGGCACGTCCACTGCAGCCCACTGATCCGATTCAATCGGTGGGAATTTTCCCGGCGCAATGGGGGCCGCAAGAAGGATCGCAGGAGATGGGACGCCAGTTCCCTGGCGAGCCAACACTCCAGAGGTACGACTTCGTGATCCAGGCACTCGTCAAGCATACGGATCAGGTTGAGGGCACTGCAATCATTTCAGCATTGTCGTCGATGATCCGTCGGATGCTGTACCGGGACGCAGCCTTGACGGTAGCTTTGACAAGCCTGAGCTCGTCGGCCCTGGGCTCAATCGAGAGGACCCAGCGCTGGGGTGTTGGGAGTCAAAGGTATCTGACGAACGAAATCTCGGGCAACTGGGTGTTCGTCAGCACATCCGAGTTCTGGGTCGAGACAGAGTCCACATAGGGAGTACGCGTGGCGACGACGGATGAGGAACTGCAGCAACTGCAGAGTGAGATCAAAAACAAGAAGAAGTCGCTGGAGGAGAAGCAGCGCAAGGGCGCAGAGCTGCAGCGACTCATTCAGAACGACCAGACCAAGGACGCCCTCGCCAAGGAGTCCGAGAACCTGGACGCCGCGCTCGCGCAGGCCGACGCCCACCTCGGCGCCCTCGAAGAGGCGTCCGGCGTGAGTGCCGATTCCATCAAGCTCGCGGTCACCCGCAGTGCGTCGGAAACGCCTGCAACTCCAGCTGTCGCAACTGCGCCGGTTCCGGACAGCGCAACGCCGACCGAGGCTGCGACCTCGACCAGCGCCAAGCGCGGCAAGTAGAGGGGGCAGTTAAGTGGGATTCTCTTCCCAGGGCGGCGCGGTACTCGTCAAGACGCAGGCGGTCAAGGGCACCTTCCCGGCCGACTTCGACGCGACAGCGATCGGCGTCAAGCTTCGTTCTGGAGCACTCGGCGCCAGCCGAGACCTCCTCATTCCGGACCCCGAGATCGGTGGCGGTCGAGACACTGCCGACGCATACCTCGGTGCGATCTCGTTCTCCGGAGACTACGAGTTCTATGCGCGCATGGAGAGCGTCGGCTCGTTCCTGGCTGCCGCCCTCGGTGTCACGAACAGTGCACTCGTGACCGGCGTGGGAACTCACACCATCACGCCGAGCGATGCGGCGCAGTTGCCGTACATCGCAGTCCAGGAGCAGATCGGCGCCGGTCTCGATGCCTTCAACTACACGGACGCTGTCGTCAACACCTTTCACCTCGAAGCCGAGGCGAACGGGTACCTGATGGGCACGGCGGGTTTGATCGCGCGCACCCAGCTGCCGGTCGCATCGCCTGTGGCCTCGCCCGAGTTCGACAACACGCCGATGACTGTTGGCACGAACATCACGGCGACTTACAACGGCGTGACCGTACCCGCGAAGTCCTTCAGCCTCGACATCAACAACAACTTCGAAGACGACGACTTCCGCCTCGGCTCGTTCTTCCTCGGGGACCTGACTCCGAAGACTCGCGAGATCACGGCCCAGCTGTCGATCCGTCACGACTCGAAGGACATCTGGCGGCAGGCCACCTACGGGTCTTCGGCAGCCGTGGCCCCGGGCGGCATCGCGACGAAGCAGCCGCTCGTCATCACGATGACGACGTACGAGGACATCGTCGGCAGCACGCCGCTCACCAAGGCGAGCCTCCAGTTCACGATCCCCAAGGCGATCATCAGTCCGTTCGCGTACGGACCCTCGGGTGACGACATCCTGGAGAACGACATCGACCTGCGCGGACTTCGCCCCGACCCGGCGAACCCGATCCTCACGGCCGTGCTGAAGAACAGCCTGGCAACCCTCCCGTAACCCAGATCAATTCGAGATAGCTAGACCTAGAAAGGGTCATCAGTCTCATGGAATCCACCATGGAAGTGAAGCACTTGAGCGAGAGCGCGGACGCTGCGATGTCGGCTGCTGGAGTCGACGTCGCGGTCTCACAGGAGGTCGACTACTTCGACTTCGAGGAGCTTGGTGAGTTCCTCATGCCGGACGGCCGCCAGAAGATCTTCCTGAAGGCGCTGAACGAGGGCGCCAAGCGGAAGTTCCAGAAGGAGACCAGCCGGGACCTTCGCGTGCAGCGATCGAGCGGTGACGCGCTCGTGAAGATGGACCCGGGCCAGGAGCGTTACACGCTCTGCATGGAGTCCATCACCGGCTGGACGCTGCGTCGGCGGAACCCGAAGAACCGCGAGGTTTGGGAGAACGCACCGTTCGACCCCTCCAACGTCAAGCGGTTCTTGGAGGCGACGAACCCGGCCCTCATCGAGGATCTGGAGAAGGAGATCCGCAAGCTCAACCCCTGGCTGCTCGACGAGTTGTCGGTCAAGGAGATCGACAAGGAGATCGAGAACCTCCAGGAGCTTCGCGCGAAGGCGGTGGAACGGGAAGCGGCAAAAGCCGATTCCGCGAGCTAGTCTTCAACTGGGCCTTCGATAAGAAACTCGAATGGATTCCAGAAAGTCTCCGACTGTACGTCTTCTGTAAATCGATCAAGTTCACGCACCTCCCGGTCGCCGGTGGCCTGTACGATCAGCACCCGGACTTGATTGAACAGTGGGAAGTCATCATGGAGGCCGAAGCTACTCGCCAGAGGCGCGACGAGGAAAAACGCGAGGCGGAATCTCGCCGAAATCAAAGGCGTCGCGCTAGATAGCCCCCGGTGCTTTACGGTGCCGGGGGTTGTCCTTTATCTTCAACAGTAGTCGGGTACGTGAGACCCTTTTGGACACTATAAGTCCTAGGGGTCTCGTTGAGCGCAGCAGTGATGAACATCCAGGTCCGAGTTATCAACGGCAATGCCCGCTCGGTTCTTCGGTCTCTGCGCTCCGACATCGACAACGTGAACCGTGCACTTGGGGACACGAATAAGCGGTCTGCACTTTCAGGTCGAGGCATGACCTCCCTGGGTAACCAGATCCAATGGACTGGACGACAGATCCAGACCAACTTCACCTTGCCACTCATCGCTGCAGGTGCTGCTGCAGTCCATTGGCAACTCCAAAACGAACAGGCGATGACAAGAGTCGCCAAGGTTTACGGGGACGCCTCTCTCTCTGCAGCCACAATGAAGAACGAGCTCCATGCACTGAGTGGTGCATTCGAGGAACTGTCGAACCACTTCGGCGTGCAGCAGTCCGAGGTCATCGGCATCGCGGGTGACTGGGCTGCAGCCGGTGCATCAGGCCTTGCCCTCGCCAAGAGTGTCAAGCTCACCCTTGAGACCATGGTCCTCGGCGAGATGGACGCAGCCGAAGCGACGCAGGCACTCATCGCGATCCAGGCACAGTACGGATTCAGCACTACTCGCCTCGCTGAAACGATCGGCTACCTGAACGCCGTCGAGAACCAGACCGGTATCTCGATGAAGGGCCTCATTCAGGGCTTCGCGCGTTCTGCTGGTGTAGCACGTCAGGCAGGTGTCGACGTCCGGCACCTGGCCGCCATGCTCGCAGCCATCAGCCCCGCTGCAGGTGGTGCGGCTGAAGCCGGTAACGCACTCAAGACTATCTTCTCTCGACTTGCATCTCCAACTCGCGAAACAAGTCAGGTGCTGAACCTCATGGGTATCAGCATGAAGGACTTGGAGTGGAAGTCGTCGACGGCCACCGAGCAGCTTCAGATCATGTCGAAGAAGTTCAAAGAGCTGTCGGACAAGCAGAAGGAAGTCGTCTCGACGGTTGTCGCGTCGCGTTGGCAGATCAACAAGTTCTCCATCCTCATGCGTGAGTTGTCATCGGAGAACGGCTACTACCAGAAGGCGCTTGATGCGACAGCGAGTCGTCAGCACGTCTTCAACCTGTACCAGAAGGAGCTCAACACTGTACTGAGCTCTAATCCGCGTCGGCTGCAGATCATCTGGACGATGATGCAGAACGCTGCGACCGACATCATCCAGCCGATGATCCCACTTCTCCTGTATGTGGCGAACTCGGTTCGCATGGTGGTCCAAGCATTCTCGAGCTTGGACCCGGCACTCCAGAAGCTTATCCTGTTCGGACTGGTAGCCCTCGCGTTTGTTGGGCCGTTCGTCAGGTACGTCGGATCGTTGCTGACGCTGATTGGCGCACTCGTCACGATCGTCAGTGCCATGGCTGCGCCATTTATAGCTGGCTTCGCGGCCATCGGAACTGGCGCAGCAGCATTCGCTAAGGGTATTGGTTTCGTCTGGACCACCATCATGGTGAACCTGAGAGCCATTACTTATATCGGGATGGCCTGGATTCAAGGTGTCTGGGCTGCTGGCATGTTTGGACTGCGCCCCATCCTGTCGCTGGTCGGAATGATCATCGCGAGCAGGTGGGCAACGCTGATGGCAGCGCTCCCCCGTACCATGGCGGCAGCCCAGATCCTCATGAGGACGATCTGGATCAATGGTCTGCTCGCCCTGGCCGCAGCACAGATCGTGGTAGGTGCCCTACTGACCCGCGCTTGGCTGGCGACCATGAGGGCGCAGGCTGTGATCACCTCGGTTGCGGGTACCGCAATCAGGGCAGCCTATACAGGTTTGATGCTGAGTATCGCGGCTATCTCGTCCGTGGTGTACCCGCTCGTTGTGCGCATGTGGACTGCGATGATGACAGGCGTCTTCATCGTGGTGAACGCTTGGAGCAGGTTCACTACGATGATCTACCGCGCCTTTGCGATGGGCCTTACGCCCATCAGCGTGGCGGCTGGCGCGCTCCTCACTGCAGCCTGGACCGCAATTACCACTGCTGTACAGTACGTGCTCCTCGCTGGCACGATTGCGTACACAGCTATTTGGCGCCTGTTCGCCTTCGGCCTCGCGCCCATCACCGCAGCTGCAGGCAGGCTACTCACTGCAGCGTGGGTCGCGACAATGCGCGCCCAGATGATCGTGATGGCGGCAGCTCAGAGAGCGTGGGCTCTTGCGTGGTCCGGCATGGTCGCGATTGCTGCAGCTGGCTCCAGAGCCATCGCCCTCGTAACCACCATGGCCACGGGCGCGATCACCCTCCTGGCGGCGTTCCCCGGACGCGTGGCAGCCCTCTTCCGTGGCGGTTGGGCCCTATTGCTAATAGTGGCGAGAGCCGGACTTGCCGGTCTCGCGTCGCTCATTACCGGCGCGGTTGGTGCGATCAGTTGGCCCGTCGTAGCAGTGATTGCTGCCGTCGTTCTGTTGATCGCAGGGTTCTGGGATCAGATCCAGGCCATCTGGAACAACATAGTCAACTACTTCAGCAACAGTGGGAACTCGCTAGTTACGGCAGTCAGGAACACCTTTGGCAGCCTGGGCAGCATGATGTCCAGGGTGTTCAACAAGCTGCCCGAGAGTGTGAAGAACGCAATGCTGGCGGTGGTCAGCCTGGTCGCCGCAGCCGCACGCAAGGTGTACGAACTCTTCAGCTACATCAACCCGTTCGCGCATCACTCGCCCTCGCTCGTCGAGAATGTCACGAACGGTATGGCGATAGTTCGCAAGCAGTTCGCGACACTCTCCGAGGTTGAGGGTTACGTCAAGTCTGCCTACGCAACGATCAGTGCATTCGGGCGCGCGACGGCAGGCCTCGCCTCGAAGAACCAGGCAGCCGACTTCGCGGAGAAGCGCGCCTCGATCGTCAAGCAGTCCCCGAGTGCCGGGCCTGCGTTTGACTCGATGGTGGCACAGATCAATAAGCTGACGCCTGTACTTAACCAGCTGAAGTCTGCAGTAGCAGCACAGCAGGCTGTCGTTGATCAGTGGTCCAAGGCTCTTGACGATGCCAACGCCAAGCTGGACGTTCAGCAGGATAAGCTAGAGAAGCTGAAGAAGGTTGCTGACGACCTACAGAACCAGCTCGATGCTGCGAAGTCGACTCTCGACACCTGGGCGGACACTCCCATCCAGGGTCAGCAGGCAATGTCTGATGCGATCTTCGATAACACGATGGCGCAGAAGAAGCTCCAACTTCAGATGATGGAGATGGAGAAGATCACCGGCCCGCTTGATGACATCAAGAGTAAGATGTCTGCGATCAACGGCCAGATGGATCAGCTGCAGGGCATGCGTACAAGCCTTCAGCAGGGTGGCGCTGGATCTGACATCCTCAAGTTCTATGACGACCAGCTCGCTGGCCTGCAGGGTCAGAGTGATGGACTTGGAGAGCAGGCGAAGGCGCTCCAGGATATGCAGGATCAGCTCGACGAGTTGGCGCGCAAGGGCCAGGAGCTTGACCTGCAAAACAGCATCCAGTTCGATCCGCTGATTCGGCAGATCGAGCAGGCGTCGAAGGATATGAAGGAGATGCCCTTCGACACCATCATGGCTGGGATTAAGGGCAGCAAGGCTGAAGTCGACAGCCTGACTGATGCGTACAACAAGGCTAACGCCGAGGTCGAGAAGCAGCAGAAGGTCGTTGACGCAGCCACGGCGGCGCGTGACGCGATCCAGAAGCGTTACGATGAAGAGAACAAGAAGCTTCAGACCCTCAAGGACTCGTACGACAAGATCAACCAGGCCATCCAGGACATCACCAACAGCCTGAATGACATGGCATCGGCAGCTGATGCTGCTACCCGTCGGGCTACCGATAAGAAGGCAAAGAAGAAGGGTGGCGACAGCCTCAGCCCTGGTGCGCAAAACTTTATCGATGCAGCCGGTGGCAACTTCCCCGACCCGGGCATGGATGCCGCGATTGGCCGAGAAGGCGGTATAGGGGATCAGTCGTCGGCCATTGACGACTTCACGAAGGATCTTGCTAAGCAGACGTCCGGTATGTTTGCTGGACTCAATCCCCTTGGCCCGCTCAAGAAGTGGTGGGACAAGGCGTGGAGCTGGCTCAAGAAGTACATCGGCCCGCTGTTCTCCGGACTGGGAGACTTCATCGGCTCCGCCTTCGAGGGTATGGGAGACCCCTTCGGTGGCGCGATGAGCGGATGGATGGACAGCATCAAGGGTTTCGTTGACACTTCGGTAAAGGTGTTCGGCGAGATCGTTAGCGGCGTGTCCACATTCGTCGGACAAGTCTGGGGATTCATCCAAGGGTTCTGGGACTTTGCGCAGCCTATCTTTGAGCACCTATGGGACGGCATTGTCGATGGACTCAAGAAGATGTGGGACAAGATTGGTCCACAGCTTGCAGCGTTCGGCGACCTCGTCAAGCCCGTCGGTGACGCGATCAGTAACCTGTGGACACTGATCGGACCTATCATTGGACTGATCTTCGCTGATCTTGCTGCAGGCGTAATGCTCGTGGTGGACATCATCGCGCACACCATCGGTCCAGTACTCGAGACCATTGGTGCCATCATCGGTGGAGTCATCCGCATCATTCGAGGAGTCATCGAGTTCCTCGTCGGAGTCTTTACCCTCGACTGGGATATGGCCTGGAAGGGCATCACTGATATCTTCGGTGGCGTCTGGGACATCATTGCAGGCATCGTTACAGGCGCCTGGAATATCGTGGTCGGTATCCTCGTAGGTGCACTTGACTGGGTTGGCCATGTCTTCGCGTTCATCTGGAACAAGGTCAAGGGGCCGTTCAAGGATGCATGGGACTGGATCACAAAGAAGCTGACAGGCTGGAAGGATAGCTTCGTCGGCACTATGCGAGACCTGTCGAACTGGCTCGGCACGAAACTCGCCAACGCATGGAAGCCCGTAAGTGACTGGTGGAGCTCGACTTGGGGCACCATCAAGAAGAATGCGATCGGCGCCAAGGACGCGATCATTAAGCCCTTCGTCGATATGTATAACTGGATCTCCAGCAAGCTCACTGGTGTCATGGGGACCATGTCGGCGAAGTGGAAAGAAAAGTGGACAGACCTTAAGAAGTGGTTCAACGACGCGAAGAAGTGGATCAGCGATCCGCTGAAGGACGGCATCAACTTCGCGATCTCGGCGATCAACCTGCTCATCAGTGGACTGAACAAGGTAGCCGACCTACTGCCAGGTCTGGACTGGCACATCAGCCCCATCCCGAAGCTGGCAGCCGGTGGTGGCATTCCGACTAAGCATGTCGGCGGAGGCTTCAAGACGACTGGTCCGAGGGCCATCGTCGGCGAGGGTAACCAGCGATACCCAGAGTATGTCATCCCGACTGATCCGATGTATCGAGGTCGAGCGTTCAACCTGCTCGGCGGTCTTACGTCTGACCTTGGAATCGCGCAGAGTTCGATCGGAGGCGTCCCGGCCTACAAGGGCGGTGGCATCCTCGGCTCGATCGGTGACGCGATCGGAAGTGCAGGAAACTTCTTCAAGGGCCTGGGCGACGACCTACTGAGTCACATCAGCGACGGTGTGGCAAGTTACATTGTCGATCCATTCTTCAAGATGGCTGACCCCTGGGTAAGCAAGATTAATTGGAAGTTCGTCAAGGGTATGTGGAATGCCGGAAAGGCGAAGATCAAGGACTGGCTGTCGTTCACTGATGACGCCGCGAAGGAGAAGTACGAGGAGGGTGGCGCCGCTGGAATCCCTGCTGGAAAGCTGAAGACCTGGATCACCAAGGCCCTCGGCATCATCAAGGAATCCCTGAGTCTCTCCAAGGGCGTCTACAACATCGCCATGCATGAGTCTGGCGGTAACCCTCGGGCTATCAACCTCACGGACAGCAATGCCAAGGCGGGTCACCCGTCCAAGGGCGTTATGCAGACTATCGACGGCACGTTCAACGCGTACTCGATCAAGGGCCACAAGGATATCTGGAACCCGGTCGACAACATCATCGCGGGTACCAGGTATGCAATCTCTAGGTACGGACGCAAGTGGCTCCAGAAGGGTGGCAACCGAGACAAGAACGGAAATTACATTGGTTACGAGATGGGTGGCATTTTGGGGTCCATCCCGAGCCTCGCGCAGGGTGCTTACATCCGGCGCAAGGCGGGCGGTACGATCGTCCGGGTTGGAGAGGGTCAGCACGACGAAGCTGTTCTGCCACTGCCTAGGGGTGCACAGGATCTCAAGGGTGGGACGACGAACAACTTCTACGGCGACCTGTCCTTCCCGAACATCAAGTCTGGCGACGACGCCCAGGCGTTCCTCGATAACCTTGAGACCCTAACGGCAGGTAAGTGATGGCGACGGAACCGGCAAGCATTCAGAACTCTTCGTTCGTGACTGATTTCACGAACGCGGTGTCGCCGATCATCAAGCGTCCGATCCACATTCTGGATGACGGAGCGCTCGTCGCAGTAATCCCCCAGCAGAACTCCCCTGATTCGCCCTACGGATCAGGGGATAGCGTTAACAAGATCGAGATCTGGTACAGTCCTGCGGACAGGTCTACATGGACCAAGAAGGCTACTTACAACCTTCCAACCGCCTTTGATATTTCACCGGGTGCTCATATCCACTGTGGATCGGTCCTGCTGAACGATGGAAGTGTCTACTTCGCGTGGCGCACTCCATCCCCAGACTTCATCATTAAGGCTGTAGTATTTAGCAAGACTGCAACCGCAACCTGGACGGCACCAGGCTCGGTTGAGACTGTATTCACGCCCGTCGGTCGCTTCCCGTACCGGCTCGACCTGGACGTGAACCGAGCTAACAATCGAGTCTTCCTCGGTTGGGCGTATCGAGGTATCAACTCGACCACCGACACCATCGGCGCAGATGTCATCGTTCGTACGGCAGCCAATACGTACGACTTCATTACGGGGTCGTACGACCTCGGAGGCAACGCTCAGCAGAAGGACAGCACTGAAGACTTCACGATTGCGATCGACCCAGCGTCCACCACTACCTGGACACGCCTTGCCTACTGCGTCACCGTGGTCAGTACGACCAAGGATTACGGCGACAAGGTTTACATGCAGGTAGTGCGAAACTCTGACAACACCACACAGGGGAGTCAGCTGTATCGCACGATCAACACGGGAAGGTCTGCGAGTCGCAGGAGCAGCTGGCTATTCGCACCCAAGAACGGCATTTTCACTCTAGTAGGCGTGGGCGGTGCCGGGGCGGGGAGCGAAGCGTGGGGGATGCGCTTCAAGACATCTGACCCCATCACGGACACTACGCCTGCAATCGCGCAAGTCGCGCCGATTACCTACTCGCCGCTCAAGTTCAACACGAACCGGAGTAACTCGCTCTTCTCCGACGTGACTGTAACTTACGCGAACGACAACTTCAACATCCTTTGGCATGACACGTCTTACGTCTACAACATGCCTGGAAAGTTCAAAGGCGTTTCGATCTTCAACGCCGACACTCTTGCGAGTGTCAGCTTTGAGACCTCGCAGTACTCGTGGGACAACAGGCGTGTTTACGATCCAGCGACCGGGCGAGGTGCTGGTGTCGCCTCCGGCCTGTACGGCGGAGCACGAAATGCGGCTGCCACAAATATGCACGATGTGCTGATGTCATACTTCGTGCGTACGTCGATCAGCAACAAGGATGCCGCCTGGCTGCACCAGTATAACAGGCCGTCGCGAGCGCCACAGAGTGCCGTTCCCGGAAAGAATACCGTTCAGAACACTAGCTTGCCACTGATCGGGATCTACGCTGACCTGGATCAGAAGTACCCACGCACTCCGATCAGGCCGAAGATTCAGATTGCTAAGGATGCCGGATTCACGACCGGCCTTATCGAGTACACCAAGTCTGGCTACACGGCAGTAAACAACACCAACGCCGATAACACTTATGTCTACATCGCAGAGAAGCTCGCGCAGGGAAATGCGCTCCAGTCCGGCGCGTGGTACATCAGGGCGGCACACGAGGATTCGTTCGGAACTCGTGGAGCCTGGACTGTGGCGCAGCCGTTCAGTGTTCTACACAAGCCCTTCGCTTCGCCGGTGTCGCCTGTTCGTGGGGCAACGTTCAACTACGGGGCGTCTGGACAGGTAACGTTCACCTGGACATTCGGTGATGGCTACGAGTTCGACTCTCAGACTGCGTATCGCATTCTGATCGAGACGAACGACAGCGACGATCCCGTAGTGGTACTCGATACTGGCAAGATCGCCTCGACCGATACCTTCGTGACGCTGGAGATCCCAAGCACCTCCAAGAACATCCAGCTGCGCTGGAGTATGCAGGTCTGGGACATCGACGACACTGCTGGTGACATGAGCGACTATGGCCTGTTCATGGTCGCTGATCCGCCGACGATAACCATTACGACACCAGTCGATGGCTCTGTCGTGGATAACGCCCGACCCTTTGTGCAGTGGACTTACGTGGACCCGACCGACTCGACACAGGCAGCGTACCGAGTTGTCATCCTCAAGGAGGGTGTCGCTGTATTCGACTCGGGATGGAAGACTGGAGTTGAGACTGTCTTCCAGGCGGACTCGCTTCTGTTGAGTAACGAGTCGTCGTACACGACCGTGCTGTATGTACGAAACAGTATTGCGCTAGAGTCAAGCGTATCTTCGTCGTACACGACAGAGTGGATTGCACCACCAGACCCTGACCTGAGTAGCCTGTTCATTGACGTGACGGGATACGATCAGCGCGGCCAGGGGTATGTGCTCATCTCGTGGGCGAACCTGACGGCGGATGACGAGTTCCTGTCGTGGAGGCTATACAGGCGATACAAGCTGTCGGACTCGGCCATCGTGGAGGACCCCGGAATCGACTGGGAGCTCGTTCACGAGGAATTCTCCGTCTCGCCTCCACTGGACGAGCCTGCATACACGTTCCTGGATTACACGGCTCCGTCTGGGTATGACGTGCACTATACACTCACTCAGACTGTGATGCGCTTTGGGTCCATCGTGGAGTCTCGGAAGGTGACGATTGACGATCTCGGGAAGATGGTGCACCTCGCGTCCGCCTCGTACTGGCTGATCGATCCAGAGGCTGACGGCAATCCAGACGATGCCATTCAGCTGTATGGAGCCTCTTCGGACTCATACACGGACGAGTACGAGACCGAGATCATGAACATCATCGGTCGAGGACGGCACGTCGAGATTGGCGACCGCCTCGGATACTCTGGTTCACTCAAGGTGCCGCTCCGGTTCATTCGAGGTAGCGAGGCACTTGATGGACCGCGCAGGCAAAAGCTTGACCTTGAGCGATTCAAGGCGAAGGGCAAGGCCGTGATTCTTCGATCTCCGTTTGGAGACGTGTTCATGGCCAACACGGGAGACCTTCAGTTCGACCGCATCCCCGGGGTAGGGTCGAGTGAGTTCATTGATGTCACTCTGCCCTACTCGGAGGTGTTCAAGTGATCCAGCCTCCTGCGTCAGTACTCAATGCGGTAATGGCACCAGTCACTACGGTGACGCGTCGTGTCGAGTTCTATGAGGCGGATGGCGTAACACCTTGGGGTGACAGCGAGGAGGCGTCGAGTTCACTCAAGGACGGCAGCGTTAGCGTAGACTCTACGCGGGATGAGCGCCGCTCTCTGGACATGACCCTCGATAACTCCAGTGGCGCCTTCGTGCGAGATCCGAACAACGGATTCTGGTACGACAAGGTTGTCAAGGTCTATCGCGGTATTCAGTACACATCATTCGAGGAGTACGAGCAGCTCATTCTCGGATTCCACCCAGACCTCTACTGGCGGATGGACGGGGCGCTTGTAACTCGCGACCGATCCAACAACGGGATGCATGCCAGGCGAGTCGGATGGCCTGTGCTCACGCGCCCCCTCGTGGACACGCCCGACTCGATGGGGAGTGTTCGGTTCGGCGAAGATGCGACGTTCATGAGGACGGCCGACATCTTGACGACCCATCCGGCGTACGCTGGCGCTACCTGGACGCTAGAGGCGTGGGTCAGGCCGATTGGACTTAGCCCAGCATTCGGTGGTCAGATCTTCGGACGTGACGGCATAGACTGCCGAATCCAGATCGCAACCGACCTGAAGATTCAGGCCATCGTCCGCAATGCAGCTGGTACGCTATTCGTTGCGAGTCCATCGTGGTCCGCGACGCCAGGCAACATCTATCACGTGGCTGCCACACTCGACGGCTCGTTTCTGCGGCTCTATGTTAATGGCAACCTTGAGGCGAGCGTAACCTTCTCTGGAGTTTCAATCCAGTCAACGACTGGATTTTCGACAGGTAATGCAGGCGACGGCTCGACAAAACAGCTTCGGGGTGACGTGGACGAGTGCGTCTACTTCGCGCGCGTACTTCGTCAGGATGAGATCGCACAGCACTACCAGTCCGGTCGTGGTCGCCGCGAGGTAAAGCACAGCTGGGAAGCGCAGATCGGAGAGTTCCTCATCGATAAGATCGATGAGGCTCGCTTCCCAAAGGAGACGAAGATCACGGGGAGGGACTACACCAAGAAGTGCCTCCTTGCCCAGTTGCCTGTGGCGATGAGCTTCGACACGAAGACGCCACTCGAAGACTTCGTCCGCGCCATGGCCGCCAACGCTGGCATCAAGAAGATGACGCTGCCGAAGACTGGTGTCACGATCGGTACGGCAACCGACTTCGACCAGGGCACTGAGCGCTGGAATGTCATGAGCAAGGCGTGCGAGACGGCAGCCTACGAGCTGTTCTTTACGCCCGATGGATACCTGACGATGCGCAAGCAGCTCGACCCGTCAACGAGTCCCGTGACGCTAACCTTCGAGACTGGACCCAAGGGCAACCTGGTCGACTGGAGCAAGTCTAGTACTGACACCGAGATCCGTAACAGGATCATCTGCGTGAGCGACGGAAGCGACCAGGTGCTCCCGTTCTATGGCGAGGCTGTTAACACTGAGATAACTTCGCCCACCAATACCACTCGGCTGGGCGAGCGTACGTTCATCTACACCTCGCCATTCTTTACCAGTAACGATCAGTGCAAGGCCACGGCGCAACAGATGCTGAAGATCAAGGCACTAGAGAGCTTCAACGTCGACTTCAGTTCACTGGTGTTCCCGTGGACCGAGGCCGGAGAGATTGTCGAGTTCCTTGATCCAGATGCTGCTGCGTATGACCCGACGCGCTTTCTGCTCAGTTCGTTCACGATCCCGCTCAAGCTCGGACCGATGACTGCGACCGCAAAGCGCATCATCATCGTTGGCGAGTTGGCCAACCCCCTGGATGTAGCGCTCGCGGCAGTGGAGGACTGATGGCCGGGTTCGATGAGTACGCGTTCGCGCTGAAGTTTCGCGACACCATCAAGCGCATCGTTCGGGACATCCTGGATCAGGAGAGACCTCAGCCAAAGATCGGCCGAGTTGTCGACATAGATCGTGCATCGGGTATCGCTTACGTGGTCTACCCAGGTAGTGACGAGACCACGATGAAGGTCACTGTTTACCCAGGCGGTCAGCCGCTCAACACGGACCGACTTAACGGAGAAGGTCAGGGCAGTGTTGTCCGCGTGGCTGGAACACTCGGCTCGCGCTACATCGCTGAGGTTCTGAGTACCGGCAAGCAGTTCATGAACCCGAGGCTGTTCCGGGCAGCGTTCGCTGGCGGTGGATCTGGTGACACTACAGTTCGCAACATCTTCAGTTTTAACTCGCCGACCGTCCCACCAGCCGACGGTAGCGATTTGCCAGTCGCAACCTTCTTGTTTCCGAACCTGTGCGGCCGAGCTCGAATCTACCTTGAGCTTGCGAGTGACACGGACGGCTGGAACCTGTACAGCGACATCCCGTTCGATCAGACTACAACGAAGAACACGCTACTGAACTGGAGTGGCGGACTTCAGAGTTCGGCGGGGATGCTGGCCAGTATGAACTACACGATCACGGCAGATCCTGGCGGACTCCTGGTCGTATTCAGTATTACCAGGAGTGCATCAAGTACGCGAACACCTACTCGTACGGCTATCGACTTCGACATGGCGGGAGCCAACGTAACCCTGACGGCAGTAGGGGATACCTTCGTATAGGGCCCTATGCGTCGAATGATTGCTCGCGGGCAACTCTGAAGCTTAGTCTCGTGGTCTACCTAGGAGGTCACGGCATGGTGGGAGAGAACAAGAACTGGTTCCGTCGTCTGGTCGAGGCGAACCCGGTCATGGTGCGCGGCGTGATCGTCGCAATCTTCGGCCTCGTCGCCATGGGGCTGAACATCCAGTTCGCCAGCGGTGCCGTCGAGAACATCGCGAACGGCGTCATCAGTGTCTTCGCGCTGATATCCAGCTCCTGGGCGCGGCCGAAGGTCACGCCGAACACGAAGGTCGTGAGCTACATGCCGCGACCGGACACGAACCCCAGCGTCGTACTGCCGGGGAAGGCCAACGACTCGGTGATAGGCGGAGTACAACAGTGACAAGAACAGGCCCGCAGATCTACCCCGGAGCCATCCAGGGCAGCCACTGGTACCAGGACACCTGGGGCGGTGACGCGATGGAGAGCAACGTCATCCTCGTGCACAGCACCGAGGGTACTGACGTCACGAGCTACCGGGCAGGCGCCGACGCGCCGAACTTCACCCTGATGCCGAGGATCTCGAAGAAGAAGCTGGACGTCTACCAGCACTTCGGCGTGGACACCTCCTCGCGTGCGCTCGTCAACCTGTACGGCGGCGTCGAGACGAACACGATGAACGTCGTGCAGTTCGAGCTCGTCGGCACCTGCGACGAGCGGCACAAGAGCAGCTGGGGAAGCCTCAAGGCGGGCGTCGACTACATCTTCTGGCCGGACGCCCCGGACTGGCTTCTCAACGAGGTTGGCAAGGTCTTCGGCTGGCACAACCTGCACCACGGCATCAAGCTGCAGTCGTCCGTCTCCTGGGCGCCGTACAACAAGGGCCAGGTCGGCGGCTCGTACGGCAAGAACAACGGCGTCCGCCTCACCGGCACGCAGTGGGTCGAGTACTACGGCATCCTGGGCCACCAGCACGCTCCGGAGAACGAGCATGGCGACCCCGGCAACATCAACATCAAGAAGATCATCGACTACGCGAAGGCGTGGGTCAAGGCCCAGACCGGCACTTCAACGGGCGGCACCACCCCGACCAAGCCGAACGCGCCCAAGTTCAAGCCGTACCCCGGCGTCGCCTTCTTCATGAACGGCAAGGAACCGGCGTTCGGTAAGTCCTCGGTCGTCTTCACGAACATGGGCAAGCAGCTCGTGAAGAAGGGCTTCGGCAGGTACTACAAGGAAGGTCCCGGGCCGAAGCTGGGAAGGGCTGACGTGAACGCGTACGAGTCCTTCATGCGGAGCCTCGGCCTCACCGACAAGGATGCCGAGTGGCCGCCCGGCCCGTGGAGTTGGGGCAAGCTCGAAGTCCCCAACAACTGACACCCCAAGTTCCCCAGGGGCAGTCCATGAGCCCTTGCCTGCCCCTGGGGTCCCCCGATTGTAGAGGTTGAGATGACGAAGAAGGGTAACACCGAGAAGATCTTGCCCAACCCGAATCGCATGACCATCTTCAATGCGTTCGGGCTGGACTCGGAGGGGATGTGGGTACCCAAGGGGGAGCAGCTTATCCTCTGCGCCTGCGGCTGGAAGGATGGGTTTCGGGTCTTCCCGGAGGGTGACATCTCCAAGTCGGTCCAGGACCACAACCAGAGCTGCGAACTCCTCGAAGGCCGCGACCGCTCGAAGATTTAGGGGAGAGCTTCATGGCATTGCCGGGAAACCTGACACTGCGTCCGGTTCAGGGTACTTACCTCAATCTAGAGGGTACGCCCTTGACCGGCACGATCGAGTTCACGATCGAGCCGATCCTCACTGATCCGACAGCGGGTGTCGTGATCATCCCGACAGCGCTGATCGCGAAGCTCGACGCGAACGGATTCTTCACCAAGTCGATCCTCACCACAGACGATCCCGACACTGACCCAACCGGGTTCAGGTACAAGGTCGTCGAGAAGTTCAACGGCGCGACAGGTCGAACCTTCTATCTGGATGTACCAGGTGACTCGGCCACCCCGATCGACCTCTCGACTGTCGCGGTAACGGCACCGCCTTCGGGGGGTAGCACCTCGTACGCAACGGCCGCTGCCCTGACCGCCGAGATTGGCGCCAGGCAGTCAGGTGACAATGACCTGATTGCGCGCTCGTATGACATCGTCAACGCTGGCGGCTTCCCGTACTACGTCAAGTGTGACGACGTCACTGACGACACGAGCGCACTACAGACGGCGCTGTATTCGTGCCCCGAGGGCGGAACGGTCTATGTGCCGGTTGGCAAGTGCCGCACGAGTGTACCCATCATTATTCCGCCTCACGTCACGTTCCAGCAGAGCCACGCGAACGGTGAGCAACTCCCGACTGACACGGCACCCAGGTCTTGCATCAAGCCTCTCGCTAGCTTCGTCGGCGACGCGGTAATCAAGATCAACGACAAGCTCACGGGCGGTTACGCCGACGAGTCGCGCGAGCAGCGCCTGTACAACGTCAGCATCGACGGTAGTGCAGTGCCGGGCGGGACCGCAGTCGATGGCATCAAGATCTACGGGTACGTGCAGTCGGTCGAGCTGCGAGACGTGTGCATCTGGAAGGTGACAGGCAACGGCATCATCTGCCTGGTCAACGGTTCGGTCACGTCGGGCTCGCAGGCGCCGCTCGCGATGAAGTGGCAGCGCGTCATCGCGTACGAGGTCGGAGCAACAGGCTTCATTGCCTTCAACTGCACTGACTGCACCTTCACGGATGTCCTCGCCCTTGGCTGTAACGGTGACGGCTGGTACATCGAGGGTCCGGCGAACAGCACCTTCGCCGAGTGCCGCGCCGAGTGGTCGTCGGGTGAGGGCTTCAAGATCCAGCCGAAGTTCGGTCCTGTGACGCTGACCGGCTGCAGTACTGACCGTAACGACAAGAACGGCATCAGCATCATCGGTGGCGACTGGGACAGCTCGGTCATCATCAGTGGAGTCAGGCTTAACCGCGATGGTCGCAACGGAGGCGCCGGGGGAGGCGGGTATTCTGGCCTTCGCGTGGACAGCAATTGCCCGGTCCTGGTCAGCGGCATCATGGTCAACGCGCGCCGTGACGACAACGTCACGGGTCCTCTCGGGCCGGACTATGCCGTGTCCGCCATCAATTCGCAAGAGGTTGTACTTCACTCTGGTTACCTCAACGCGATCCTCGGAGGCGTCAACGACCTGGGTGGCAACTCCACACTTCTTCGAGGCATCAACGTCGAGGAGAAGATCGGAAACATGATCGGCTCGGCCACCGTTCGTAAGCGCGGTGTGCGAGCTGACCTGACCTCGGTCGCCTTCTTCGACACAGCAGGTGTCGAGACGAACCTGCTTCGTCCGGCGGTGCCTGTATCTACAGATCAGAACGTCGCGGCTTGGTCGGCAGACTTCGCGCTGGTGACGTCTGGTGCGCAGATCACTGCGGGGCAGATTCACCTAACAAAGGTCATCCTGTCTTCGCCGCGCAGCATCAGCAAGCTGGCGCACCACGTATTCACGGCAGGTGCCACGCTGACGGCAGCGCAGAACCTCATCGGGCTGTATGACGCCACAGGTCTGAAGCTCGCACAGTGTGCCGACCAAGCCACAGCCTGGACGACTGTCGGCTACAAGAACCCAGCCCTTGTGGGCGGAGCCCTGAACCTCGCGGCAGGTGTGTACTACGTCGCGCTGCTTTCGAACGGTACGACTCCACCGTTTATCTCTCGAGTCGGTTCGGGCGCCGGTTCGCTGATGAACGCAGAGCTCGCCGCCACGGCGGTACGATCTGCAACCTACGGCACAGGACAGACCACGCTACCGACAAACCTGACCATGGCGAGCATGGCTGTCAACTCGGCCCTGTTCGCCGTCGGTCTGGTCGCGTAAGGAACGGATCTAGACGGGGGAGAGGGGTGTGGTACTGAAAGTGCGCATGTAACGGGAGGACTGCGTGAACGAGGTTATGCAACTCCTTCCGTCGCTCGCAGTACCCGGCAGTGCATTGGGTGCGCTGGCAATCGGCATCGTGTCACTGCTGCGGGTACGAAGTACGGACAGAGACGCACTATCAACTTCACAGCGAACCTATATCGAGATGGTCGAGAAGGCTCGCAACGACGCCGAGGCTAGAGCTCAGCGTTACATCGATCAAGTTGATGCCGAACGACAGAAGAGAATCGAGACCGAGTATTCACTGGCCACCTCGGAGGCTACTAAGGGGGAGCTTCAGCGCCAGGTGGAACGCCTGCAGGAGCTTCTACAGCAAAGTAGACCTCGTGAGTAACGCCAAACATAAGACTCGGAGTGGTGACAGGATGAGTGCCTTGAAGGTCGTGGACAGGTGGTGGAGTAGGCGGGCGCCCATATTCTTGGGCGGGGCACTCCTTGTTCTCGCTACCATGACGGTGATGCTCTATATCGGTCAGCTTCAGAGTGCTGATGCTAACAGCAGGCAGACCGATCAGATCGCGAGCCTCGCAAAGGCGCTCGATGATCAGCGCGAAGCAGCTCGCGAGGGTGGCGCCAAGGTTGTAGCGCCTCCCGCATCCAAGATCAAGGAAGACCCCAACATCATTGAGGGGGTCAAGGGCGACAAGGGAGACACTGGTGCATCAGGAGCGTCCGGCCCGTCAGGGCCTCCCGGGCCCTCGGGTCCGCCTGGACCATCCGGCACGCCCGGCTCAGAGGGAAGCGACGGGTCCAACGGGCAGAACGGCGCTAACGGAGCTGATGGAACAGACGGCTCGAATGGTGCGGACGGCGTGGGACAAGTTGGTCCAACTGGTCCGCCTGGCCCGACCGGCCCTGCAGGCAGCGATGGAGCGGATGGCAAGGATGGTGCAGATGGTAAAGACGGCAAGTCGCCATCTTCAATCCGCATCCCAGTCGGAGCGATCACGTACGTCTGTACGCCGACAGAGTCTGGCTCGACGGACTACACCTGCAGCCCGGAGGTCGGAGATGGCGGGTCTCAGGCGTCAGCAAACAAGTCAAGCCAGCTCCCCGTACCAGTACATCCCGCCGCGATACTCCCGGCCCTCGCGTTCATACGCAGGGTGAAAATGAGCTCGCGGTGATTGCGTGGTTCAAGGCCGAGTGGGAGTTCCTTCTCTGGAGGATCAACTTCCGAAGGTACTGTCAGCAGTGTGACGAGATTTACGATTGGCCCACAGGGAAGCACAAGACCTGCACCTGTGCCGGGTTCTGGCGAATTTGATCAGGCCGTGAAGAGCTTGTAAAGATAATGCCAGTACGTGTCACCCGAATGCAAATTCGGATTGTTCCCCATTTGATACGAAGTCGGAACAATGTTCTTGCGGAAACCACTAGACAATGGGTCAACAGGGGGTAATATATTACCAGCAGGTAGGACACGTGGGACAGGTGACACCAGCAGAGATGACCCACCATGCGCTTTCCTCCGAGTGCGCATGGTGGGTCATCTTCTGTTTCGAAGTCTTCTTATTGAGCGTATGGCTTGCGCTCTTACGGCTCCTCGCTGTCCAGCTGTATCACCTTGCCGAACTCGCCAAGTGCGCCGATCAGCTCTTCATCCCGTTCGGTCTCGGTCATCCCAGGGCGCAACCGTTCCATCAGGACGCGATACACCTTCCAGGCGAACTCGTACTCCGCGCTGTTGGGGTAGTCTTCGAGCTTCGGCATCGGAGGCAGTATCGGGGGAGGTGGATCGGGCAGCTTCGCGGGCTGTAATGCACTGAAGCTGGTACCAGTCTCCGATGGCTTCGAGCTCATCGAGTATGACTCCGTTCATTCCGACCTTGCCTCCTGGTACGGGATCTCCTCGCCCTCGTATCCGACGTACGGCTCGATGATCCCACGTACTGTGATGTGATGACCGCACTTCTTCTGGCCAGGAACCTTGCCAGCCTCCGTGGTGACGACAGATCGCCACTCGCGATCACCATCAGACGGCAGGATCACGAGATCGCCGATCTCTAGATCCTCGATGGCCTTCTTGATGGCCATCAGAACGTTTGCCTCTCCCGAATGCCCGGGGTCGACGTGTCCCCGGCGTGGGAGTGGTTGATGGGGGAGTCCTCCATGTCCGCCGTGACGGCCGGTGTTTCCCGCCCTTCGAGCAGCTTCTGCGCTCGCGTTACGCGACTGTCACCCGTCGGATGGTGCTGACAGGTCTGACAGTTCCGACCGTACTCGCCCGGCTTGCCGCAGTGGAGACTCTGGTCCCCGGTAGTGGCGGCATCCATACAGCCCTGACACATCATGAGTCCTCCTAGGAGGCGTCGTTGTTCATGCTGGCGAGGCGACGCTCGACAGGAAAGGGGATGACGGTGGCGAGCGGACGAGTGTCCCAGTGACTCGCATGCGCCATCATGAGGCCGTCCACGTACCTTGACTCCGTCTTGAGTGCCCTCAGAACGGTCCTGGGCGCTATCTTGACTCCCTGACCCATACGCAGTACAGCCATGGTTATCCCTTCTTCTCCTTGAAGTCGAGCGACATCGGCTTCGCAGTGCGCTTGCGAAGTTCCTTTAGACTGACGACCTGCTCGGGGGAGAGCCGCTCGTCGTTGAGCATCCTCTTGTGACCGGCCGTGCCGATCTTTGCGTACTCGAAGTAGACTTTATCGCCAACGAGTGCCCGCACGTCTTCCTCGATCACGAACGACGTGTAATGAGCTTTCATGCGAGCTTCGAGCTCGGTTCCGTCTTCCTTTGTGTGGTACAGTTCGCTATCCTCGTCAGCGTCCACGCGAGCCTGCAGGAGCTGCTCGATCTCCGTTAGGGCCGACGCGATCATCGAAGAGGTACTCTTGAGTTCTACAGCGCGCACCAGAATCTGCTCGTCCGTGAGGCCGTGAATCCCACCAGCCTCCTTGTGCTTACGGAACGAACCGCAGTTGTTCTTCTTAACGCAGAACCCGCACTCGGGGTTGATCGTCTCCTTGATGTCCTCGTCTTCGAGGGCAAGCAAGTACTTTACCCGGCCCTGCAACCAGCGCCAGCATTCCGCTAGGTCCCGCTCGTTGAAGTAAACCCCGACCTCGGTGTATCTGAGCTGATCGTACACGACGTGTACGCGCTTGACGTCGGGGTAAAGAATCTTCGTCGCGACAGCGTAGATGCGCGCCTGGGTTGTTCTCTTGACGTCTTCGGGGTAGAGCTTCTTTTGCCACGACTTGTAGTCGACAACTCGCATCGTGGTCTCATCGATCCGGTCGAGACGGTCGATGATGAAGTTGCAAGGCACCTCCCCCGCGGAAGTGCTAACCTGCACCGTCCTCTTTGACTCAAGAGAAACCACCTCGAATTCCCAGGGCGCCTTGTTCCGCTTGAACCAGGTACGCATCATGGCGACGCCGTCCTGATACTGCGGAAGCTCGAACTCGTGATCCTTGAAGATCTTCAGGTAATACATCTGATAGAAGTCAAGGAGCGTCTGCTCGGTGTGCGGGTGGCTGCCATTGATCACGGCCGTCTTGACGAACCACTCAAGAGCAGAGTGGCACACGGTACCGAGATCGGCGGCCGAGCTGCTGAAGCCTCGACCGCCGATTACGTTCTCCGCGTACCACCGTGATGTGCACAGCCCCGCCGTCAAGAGTGCTGTCGGACTTACGGAGCGGAACTTCATTAGCTCGCCTTCTTTGTGCCTTGCTTCTTCGTTGCACTCCCCCGACGAATTATTCCGCCAGCCCATACGCCGTACTCAGGCTTAACGCTCAAGCGCAATTCTTTGCACTCAAGCCTGACCGGACACCAGAAGCACGTTTCCATCGCACTTCGATACCCCTGGCCGCGTTCCGGGAAGAACGCATCGCGGTATACCTCGTCACGCCTGCGAGAAGGCGCCGACCCCAGGCAGGCCGCTCGATCCATCCACTGGAGTTCGGATGAGCGCTGCGCGGGAAGCGAGTACCCTACTCCGTCGGAGTCTTGTCCTTCGTCAGGCTGGCCTTCTCCGCATTCGCAGGGTCCGCCTCGCTCGCCGGGTTCGCACCCTTGTCGCTGATCGGCGGAGAGGTAGGCGCAGATGCCGGTGCAGATGAGGGGGCAACTTTTGGGTCAGCACCATCTCCCGTCTCTCCCCCGTCGGCGACCGTGGCCTCGTCCTCATCGGGAGCGCTAGCAGGAAGCACGGCTGGGGAGAAATCTTTCAGGCCGTCGTTGTCCGCGTTCGCCGTAAGAAAGGTGAACGGCACAACCACGCGAGGAAACTTGATGTCGGACATATTCGGCCTGAATCCTTTCGATGGTGCACTTACACAACAGCACCAGCTCCCTGAATGAGCTGGTGCTGTTGTATGTGCCTGGTATGGTCTGTGCGTCGCTACAGGAGCTGGTCTCCAGTGTTGCGCCACTTTTCCATAGCGAGTTTGTGGTTTTTCTCGTCGTACTCGGTCGACACGCAGGATCTGTCGGTCGCTCGCGCCGCGCGTGCAGTCGCGTACGAGCCTCCATAGGGATCGACCACCAGCTCGCCGGGCTCCGTACTGAACTGGATCAGGTCAGTCAGAAGCTTCAGTGGCTTCTCGTGCGGATGGATGATCTTGCTGGAAGGAAGTTTCGGGCAGTCGATCACGGCACCTCGACGGTCACCGTACATCGGCTTGCGACCCTTCTTGGCGTAGAGAATAAACTCCACGCCACTCCCCCACGTAGCCAAGTCCCCGATCCCAGGCGTCATCGCGCCGTTCTCCAGCCCCTTGCGCCAGATGAGCGTACGGGTGAACTTGAATCCGTGAGTCTTCTCGACCCATCCCCTCATCAGCTGCAGCCATTCCATCAGGACGGCGTCGTTGCAGAAGACGTAGAGGTCACAGTGTTCTTTTGTCTTCGGAAGCAGCACATCCATGACAGACTTGAACGTAGCTTCCGCCTTCTCGAAAGTATCGTCGTTCTCGATCTTCCGAGCGAACGTCTGACCCTCTGATGTGGTCGACATGTTCGAGTGGTTGTCCGACCCGAAGGGCGGGTCAGTCAAAACCAGGTCCACCGAGTCTGCAGGCAGTACGGCGAGCCGGTCTTCGGCCTTGCCCTGCCAGAGGCGGTGAAAAGGCTCGTTACTCATTGGCAAGAATCTCCACGGTTGGCGTAGCTCTCCCAAACGTGGCGGATGACCAACGTCTGGAGTATATGCGTTTTAGTCGGAGCGTGACAATCCGTTGGTACAACTCTGTCCGACCCCGAAATGGTTGTACTCAATTATCACAAAACTTCCACCAATTCATCACGGATCAGTTGCGGGACTAGGGAACGAATATCTTCATCCTCTACGACTCGCACGCCGATGGCGACGTAGGGCTCAAGTTCTGGACCCTGCTCCAGGATGATCGAGCTGACCACCCGGTTCTGGTTGTCGTTGTGAAACAGGATGCCTTGCAGTGCATCCTCGACAGCCTTCTGCATGTTGGTCGCGTCAGCCTGGTGGGCACGCGACTTGCGAGTCCCTCCCCTGTGGATCTCGTCGAGCGACCTGACGAAGACGAAGGTCACGTCCATGTCATCTGCGAACGGGATGGTGATCCAGCGCTCCATCTCCTGCTGTACTGCAGACTGGAACGTCTTGAGGTCTTTGCTCGGCCGCATGTATACGCGCTTCTTGCCGCCAGTCCCTGCCGCAAAGGCCACCTCGCCCGGCGTCCAGGGGACCGGGTTCAGGTTCAGAACGTACCACAGTCGCCCCTCGTGCCTGATGGGCTGCCTTAGCTTGGCCATGACTCGTCCTCCGTCGTGGGCAGGGGCTCCGTGGGAAGTGTAGCGGAAGATCCTACCGGAACGTGATTGTGCTCATTCCAGCAGTACCCGTGAAGAACTCTGAACTCGCAAGTGCCCCACTTGGCCTCTGCCTGACAGAGTGGAACACCATCCCCGTCATAGAACTTTGACTCTTCGGTTTCGTCGTCCCCTGCAGTCACTTCTTTGCTCTCCGGGAATCGGCGGATTGGGTCACACGCAAGCCGGAGGGGCCGCTACACGCGGCCCCCGGCCGCCCTCCTGGGGCCCCTCCGCTACCCCCCACCCTGCATGGGCGGCAACGTCGGCAGCCCTGATGTGGGACGAGTTTTCGGTGGAGGTGTAGCTCTTTTGCCAGCCTCGACACGGATCGGCTTCTCGATCGTACCCTCCTCGTACTCCTTGAGGCGGGCCAGCAAGACGACGACGTGCGACATGAGCACGGCGTAGCGCATCTCGCCCAGGGTCAGCGCGTGATTGCGATGCTCGACCAGTTCACCGCGAATCTGCTCGATCCCCTCGGGCGAGTAGTCGACTCCCTCGACCTCGACTGTCACTTGTTCGTCACCACCTTGCTGTAGTAGTACCTGAACATACGAGTCGGCATGGCACCTGAATTACCCCCGGCAGTGTCGGCAGCGTAGAAAGTCTTACTACCGATCACCTCCGTGACGAGTACCTTTCCAGTGCCATGGTTTGACGACCAGTATTCCCCTGGTTCGGGGATGTCTTCTGTGATGTCTGATGTCACGCGCGCCCGTCTCCCTGCCATGATTGCCCCTGCTACTTACGCGCCTTGCCTGTGTTCGGCATGCACCAAGCCTGGAAGTTCCGCCCCAGCGTGAACCGCAGGTTGGATGCCATCTTCATCGACTTCGGAGTGTTCTCCGGGTGGTCGGTGTACTGATGGCCTGCACGGTAATGCATCGTGATCAGTTCGTCGCCCGCCTGGATCATGTCCAGGAAGAACTCGGGCATCACTCTGATCTTCGTAACCTCGTGCGTCGCCTGGCCGGGAAGATCCATCGCGTCGCCCAGGTACCCCATATCACTGTCGGCACAGAATACTGCCAACTGCTCCTGGCCGACGAACAGGTCCAACTTCGCCGTGCGCTTCGAGGTGTTCATCTGAAGTGCACGGCGACACATCGCCACGAGGTCATCGCGTGAGAACTCGATGGAGTGCGTCTGATCGACACGCTCCAGGAACGTCCTCACGTTCGGCCACTTGACTGAGTACAGCCGAGACGAGTACTGCGTATCCTCGTCGATCTGGGCGAGGAAGTTGTTGCCGTCCTTCGAGACCGCGACGTCAGGCTCCACCTTCAGGTTCGCCATGACTGTGCGCGGCACAGCGAGCGGGACGCAGTGGTCTTCCGTGAAGGGCAGCCCATCCAGGTGAACAGCTGCGAACCGGAGTCCATCGAAGGCGGCGACCATGTCGGACGCGAGCATGAGGCCGATCTTCGGCGGCGTGCCGTCCTTGGAGACCGCGAACGAGACCCTGTTCATCGCCTCGCGGAGGCCGGGAACCTTTACGAGGTCTACATCCACGAAGGGGTCCCAGTTCGGGTATCCGTCAGGATCGATCAGGTTGAAGCTCGCCTGCGCCTTACCTGAGTTGACCTTGAGCTGCCTGCCCTCCTGTTCTAGGGAGACAACCTTGCCAGCCCCACCTGGCAGCGACCCGATCACTCCACTGAACGCCTTCGAAGGCAGACGCCACACCTGGTCGGAAAGGTCACCAGCGAGAAGCTCAACTTCGCAAGGAATCCAACTGCTATAGAAGGTCTCGGCATCGGTCGAGCGCACGCGAACGGTCTTCTCGGTCACGTTGACCTCGATGATCACGCCCGCGAAAGCGGTGATATCTTTCCCGCTGTTCGGCGAGACGTCGGCGGCACGCTTAAGCGTCTCCGCGAACAGCCCGGTCTCGATATCAACTCGTACTCGCCCAGGCATCGATGCCCCCCTTGCTGAAGAAGAATTCCTGTGCCCACTGGTAGTAGTGGATCGCGTCCTTGATGTCATCCAGGACGCGGTGATTGCCTCGCTTTTCGGGCTCGTTCTTTGCGAGGTCGGGTCGAAGCAGAGCCACGGCCTTGCGGATAGTGCTGACGTCAAAGTTCCTGTAGTGGAACCCCTCCTCCACCGACGGCCAGAAATGAGCGAGCCATCGCCTGTCGAAGTGCGGAGTGGCGCCCGCCATGGTGAGTCCATGGGTGCCGTACTCGACACCCATCTCCGCCAGGGCCTCCTGGGTGAGGTACATCGCCGACATCATCGGATAAGTCCGAATGGCCATCATCCAGGCTTCGGCCGGTGCTCGCTTGTGGCCCTCCTCGAAGTCTTCAACCTCTCCGATTTGCACATCACGCAGCTCGTCCATCAAGCCAGACTTTGTGTGCATGTCCGTACACACCTCGTCCATCTTGCTGAAAGTGTAATCCAAGAAGTTAGTCGGATACCGCGGAACTACCGAGTACTCACCGAGGATCGTGCCGAACTTGTCGGTAAGGACGAAGCCAGCCTCGAAGATCGCCGACCACGGTTCGAGGTGCTCCAGGCCCGGAGTCTCCAGATCGGTCCAGAGAAGTGCAGCGTCCTTGTTCATGTCTTTCTCCGTCCATACCGTCGGTTGACGTATTCAACCAGGCTGTCAGTGTCGATGTCGCGATAACCCATCTCCCCGACGTATTTGAGGTCACCTGAATGCGCCAGGGTCTTGATAGTCGCAACACTCAAACCGAGCATATCGGCCGTCTCGTTCACCGTCAGCTTATCCGGCAATTCATCACGGGAGACCATCATGACGCCTTGGCTAGCAGCTTGCGGGCGTCATCGCGAACACTGTTCATGACGTCCTTGATGAGGTCTCGCTCGTCCACGATGGTGTCGAACAGGTCCCGTTTGGCCTTGCAGATGTCTTCGACTCGAACCTCAACCGAGAATCGAGTGATGATCTCGTAGACCGTAACAGGATGCACAGTCTGCTGGCCGATCCTGTTCGCCCTGTCGATAGCCTGATCGTTGAGCTTCGGAACCAACAACTTATCCAAGAAGATCACATCTCGGGCCGCCGTCATGTTCAGGCCCTCGGCCGTAACCTGCAGACCACAGACGATTACACCTGGTCCATCATGGTTGCTCCACTCGCGGATCACGCTTGTACGATCACGACCAGGCACGTCACCGTGAAGCTGCCAGGCCGCCATGTTGCGACCTTCGCGCAGGCGCTTGACCATCAGGTCGTTGATAGCTCGGAACGTCGTGAAGACGATGACCTTACGTCCGCCCTTGGTTGCCCCCTCGTCATCTTTGATGATGTCGTCGATTAGATCGATAGCACGATCTAGTTTCGCACTGTGATCCTCGCCGGTGAAGTCGAACGTCGACCCACAGATCTGACGCAGGCGAGTGAACTTCGCCCGGTCGTCAGTGATGTCCTTGTCCTCCTTGCCGGGGCGCTCGATGACCATGTCCTCGATGGCTTTCAAGTACAGCGCGCGCTGCTTGTCGTTCATGTCGACCCATACCTGCTGCTTCACAACAGGCGGCAGTTCAAGGTCAGGAATCTCACTCTTGAGTCGGCGAATCATCCTGCCGTACACGCGCACCCTGAAGTCCGGATCGTCCTTGACTTGTTGCTGCAGCTCGGGACTCGCTGCAACCTGAGCCTGCAAGTCAGTATTACCGTAGAGAAGCTGGCGCAACTCAGATACACGCTTTGCGCCAGTGACAACCTTCTCGTTCTTCGTGAGGGCGGGCCTGTAATCCGGGTCGCCCTCTTTTCCGTGGGCAGGTCGCACAGTAAAGGTGCGAGTCTCGAACTGGGCATACCTGTTCATGAACGAGTCGACCGGCCTGTCGATCGCCCCAACCATGGTGAGCGGCGCCCACAGGCTGCCTACGTCGTTCATGTACAGTGTGCCAGTCAACGCAAAGACTCGCGTCACCGATTTGGCGAATGCGACTGACGCCTGCGTACGGTTAGACTCGGGATTCTGTGTCTTGTGGGCCTCATCAAAGACGCCGAGGTGAAAGTTGAGCTTGGATAGTAGGGTGCCATGCTTGATGAGCATCTCATAGCTGCAGATCAGTGCGGAGGGCCCGTCGCCGTCGTAACTGGCAAACTCGGCAATCTGGAGCTTACGGGCCCTCGCGTCCAGGCGAGTCTTGCGACCCTCCGCTTGTCCAAGTACCGTGACGGGAAAGGTGCAGAACGAAGCAATCTCCTCGGCCCAGTTGGGGACGACCGAGTTGGGCGCCACGACGACGAGACGCTTAGTCCCCGCCATGCCTGCCTTGACATCTACACCAAAGGCTACAAGGGTCTGCAGCGTCTTGCCGAGGCCCATATCGTCACCCTGGATGAGGTGTCGACGATGCCTCATCCACTCGACGCCGCGCATCTGATGTTTGTAAAACTCAATTCCATCTTTGAGGTAAAATGCGGTCAGATTCACCCGAGTCACCCTACTTATCACTATCCCTCTCCGGATCGCAGCGTATCGGCGTCGCTACAATCCGAAGAGGGAATCCATTCCCACCACACAGCCCCGCGATGAGGTACAGACTCGCCTAGAGTTCAAGCAACTCCTGGGTCGTATCCTTCTTCGCGAGTTGGGCCTCGATACATTTCTTGTGTGCGTACGCTCCCGTGTACGTCCGCATGCGTGTGTTCTGCGACTTCGGACCCGACACCCACAGGGTCGCCTGCTTGCAGGCGTTCTCGACGTCGGCGAGGTCGACCACCTCCAGGCAGTAGTCGCAGACAGGCTCCTGACCCTCCATGGCCTTGACGACCACCAGAAGCATCTCGGTCAGTGACCGAGTGAACAGGTACTCGACACCTGGCGGGACCTCGACTCCCGTGACGTCCTGACCCGTCGCCGAGAAGCTCTGTGATCCCCTGGATGCGAGAAGTTCGATCAGGGCTACCCTCTGGCGGTCATTCAGTTCGGTAGCCCGCTGCGCGAATTCATCACGGGCCAGGTCGGCGTCAACGACGCTCTTGTGGCCCACAAGCTCTCCGACTCCGAAGAGTGCCTCGGAGAGCCAGTCTTCCCCCTTGCGCTCACCCATCTTTGCCCCTAGCTCCTACTCAGATCTTTTTTGCTGCGGTGGCTGGTGTGCATCCCGGGCAGGCAGGTTCCCCCGAAGCGACCATACGTGCAGCAAGAGTGTCGTACACCGAACCGCAGTCTCGGCATGTGACAGATCCAGATGCGAAATCGCCTGAAGTAAGCGCTTCGGGAGTGACATTAAATCTGTCGCAGGCTGCCCGGTATCCTCGTTTTGAGGACATCACCTCGTCGTAGCACTGGTTCGTCTCGTGCGACTTCATACAACGAGGACAAAGCCCGAACTTAAATCGCAGAAGAGACTCGGCATAGCCAAGGTGGTAGAGGGCGTTCGGGTCTACGTTCTCGCCTGCACCCGCTATTCCGAGCATCATCACGCGGATGTAGTGAAGCTGTTCTGCGTCCAGCGAGCCCCAGAACTGCGCAGTCCTGACCTCGTGGTCAAGGTGCTCCAGTTTGGGCACTTCTGTTTGATCCGACTCCGAGGTGTCACCGAGCATCTTCATAATGCGATCGATGTCATCTTCGGCGCCCTCTCCAGTCCAGCTAAAGTAGCCATCCATTCTTACGATTCACCTCCTAGGTGAAATAGAAAAAGCGAGACTACGCCCAACCAGTCGCGAGGACCGGTTGGGCGTAGTCTCGTATGAAGTTGTTACGTCCAGGGCAGGGCGCCTTCGGTTTCATCCGCAGGCTCTTCGTACTGATCCACGCCAGGCTCTGCGAAGCCCTGGGGCGGACCGGGTACTTCTGCTGCCCAGACGGGCATGCTACTGCTTACCGCACCCCCCGCACCGTCGGGCACGACTTCAGCGACCTGTACGGCTTGCGGCATGCCCATTGGAGCGAAGGGAATGCCGCTTGACGCGCGGGCCGGTGAAGGTGCACTCTGTGCGGGGGGCGGAGGTGCAGCTGCCGTTGCGACCGGGGTTCCGGAGGGCTGTCCGGTCTGGACCGGCGCGGCGGCGGGCTGCGGTTGCGGAGCAGGCTGTACCTGCTGTGCTGGAGCAGGCGTCTGTTGTGCCATGTACTGCGGTTGCGGTTGCTGCTGCTCTTGCTGCGGCTGCGGTTGCGTGGGTGCAGTATTCGGAACCACACTCCCCTGAATGGTCTGATGACCACCCATGAGGCGGGCCAACGGGTCGGGGGCTCCCGACGAGACGAGCTCCTTCACCCGACTGGGCGGCGGCGCACTTCGGCGACCTCCACCCATCGAGGACGGGTCTACGCCGTCCTTCAGTTCGTCGACACTCATGACGAAGTTCGGGTCCTCCGAGCGCGGCGGCTGGAGGCCGTTGACCGCGTGCTCCTTGTCTTCGGCTTCGATGATGATGTTCTTGGTGAAGTCACGCATCTGCGAGAATTGACCCGACAGTGCAGCCCAGTGGTCTGCAGGAATCGTTCCGGTCACCTCGACACGCGGGGTGCAGAACTGCACTTCCCCGCTGGTGTGCATATCGAGCGCAAGGTTGACCATGAACTGGTACGGCGACGCGTTCTTGCCGCTGCTGAACACCTTCCTGAAGAACTTCTTCATCGGCTTGATGCCCGCGCCCTTGATAGACAGGAACGCGGTGACCGGCTGCTCTGCACCAGGGGGCTGGTACATCACATACACGTTCATGATCAGGCCGCACGCCGGACGGCTGCCGTCGCTGCCCCAGATCTGGAAACTGCACTTCGTGCAGTCCAGAATCACCCGGTTGTAAACCGGGTTTACCTGGGCCTTTGTCGGCTCGAAGACGCTCGTGTTCCAGGGGAACAGGACCGGCTTCTCGACGTCCGTGTTGGGCTGGCCGTGCTCGTTGTCGTTCGACCTGCACTGAGGCATTTCGTCCGACTTGAAGCCCTGGCCTGGCTTGGTGGGCTTCCACATGACGCGCGAGTAGCTGAAGCCGAGGATCACGACGTTCGCGAGAATGTCGTACTCGGTGTCGCTGACGGACTCGACGAATCGGCCGTCCTTGTGGTTGATCCTGAGTCGGGGATAACCTCCCTCCTCAAGTTCATCCATGCCGGTTTCGAGGTCTTCCGGCACACCACCCGCGTGCTGCTTTACGAGTTCAGACCCAACCATCGAGTCTTCGACGGGTACGCTCAAGGTTTCCTGCCTTGTTTGATCCGATATGGACTGGTGTTTTGTCTCAGCGTAAACCGCTCGAAGCGGCGTGTACCCCGAAGAGTACGACGTCGCCCACCACTTGACGACCCCAAGGCGCTACCCTCGCAGTCGCTAGTGATAAGCGACGATCCCAACCCGGAAGCACCAATCGACAAGGTCTGCTTCAGACACTCGCCATTCGGGCTGCCGATCCTTTGGGGCTATATTTACCGCCTTAAGGCGGTCGCCGTTCGCAAGGTAACTACCCTCGCTCCTGCCCCAAAAGTATATGTAGTTATTCTCCAGCTCGGGCTGCGTCAACGCCAGCAGTCCGGCGACTTGGTCCATGGTGTACAGAAAGGGTCGCACCGGAAGGCCGACCTTTTGCGCTTTGGCCAACCTACTCGATGTGCGACCCTGACTCACGAGACCCCCAGGTCGATCTGGACGCCCCCGCTATGAGTAGTGCTACCATAGCAAACGGGCTCGTCTTTGTCAAACGGGCAAACTCTCCTAGCGCCGATGGAACCCGTGGAGCTCTTTGGTGGCAGCTCCGCGTGCACTACGCCCCTGATTCGAGATCAGGGCTGCAATGCCCTGCTCGATACCTTCAGGCGTGTATCCACCGAACCGGTGAGGTCCCGTTTGATGCACTGCGAATCCTACCTCAGACCATCGCTTGAGGACATTCGTAATCGCGCCGGTCGATGGCGGGTTATCAACGTTGATCGCTCTTGCGATCTCGGTGACGGTGAGCTCTGTCACCTCGACCATGAGACCGATGGTGTACTTGTCGCACACCTCCTTGACCTCACGCTCCAGCTGGCCAGCCTTGCGAAGGTTCTTGGACTCAACCTCGGGAGCCACACCCTCGCGGAGCGACAGGCCCATGTGCTTGAGGCCGGTCGCGAGCGCCTGCTCCTCACTGACACTGTTGGACGCGCGCCGACCAGACTCCACGTAGTCCGGATTCGGCGGCAGAATGCCCACCTTGATGGCCCGACGCACACGCATCTGATCCTTGGTCAGCTCGCCCTTCTCGGCGAGCTCCTCCTCGCGCTGGTTGGCAGTCACCGTGGGCGCAACCTCGGATGCAGCCTGCGCTCGATTGAGGCCGTAGCTCGGGTCATCCCAGGGTCGCACGAAGTGCTCGACGGGAACGATGCCCTCGTCGTCCTCTCTCCACCACTTGCCGGTGAACCAGATGCGCTCGCCCGGTTCCCACGCGATGGACGTAAAGAACTCCGGCTGGCGGGCGACCCTCTCCACCACATCGGGGGTAGTATCGCACATCTCCGCGAGCAGGTCCACCTCCAGGCCGGTGACCGACCCCTTAATGATGCGGAGGATCGCCTTTCGTTCGAGCTTCATCACGCGAGTGATCACATCGTGGCAGCCACAGGCGCATGAGTGATGGGTATGAGTGCCGTGCAGGTGCGTGGTCCAATCCCCACGACAGAACTGCATCGGCTCGCCTCGGTAGTTCCGATTCTGCTCGGCCTCGTGATTGCCGTTCTGGCAAAAACCCGTCACGTACCCAGACGGCAAATTCTTAGTAGCCACTCACGCACTCCTCTGATCCTCGTCGTGCCCTTCGAGTGCGGCTCGAAGTTCGCTCTGCTTGATATCGACATAAACAGCGGCACTGCGTATGTCTCTCTGTCGCAGTACCCGTTGAACCAGTAGTAGACTCTTGCTCTTGTCGTACACCCTCGTGCCAACCGTATGCCGTCCCGAGTGTGAACCCTCCGACCCGTCGGTCTTGGTCGGCCGCCCTAACGCCAGTTCAAGAAGCTCGCTCCACCACAGTCGAGCGGTGCGATCGGCTGCACTGATAATCGAAGATCGACCCTCATTCTCGGCAGTCATCGCAGCCATGAACAGGGGTCGGCGAGCCTTCTTCGGGATCGGGTAGCGCTTGACCTGGCCACCCTTGCCGATCATAATCAGTTCCCAGTTCACGAAGTCGAGCTGCTCGGGTGCGATCGACCTCGCCTCACTGATGCGGAAGGCCATGTAGCCCGTGAAGGCTACGAGTGCCTCCTTCTCGTTGTGGCCGTCAGCCTTCTCCATCATCTTGTCTATGGTGGCATCGCCACCCTCGACCGGGTGAGGCTTCCCGTCCGGTGACGAAGGCTGCTTGTAATCCTTGAGGGGCTCCACCATCCCCAGCGAGGCCATGAATCGCCGGAACCCAGCCAGGTGACGAAGGCAGGACTTTACGCGCTCCGGATCGGCAGCCTCCTCGTTGAGGAACTCGGCGGCGATGAACTCCGCCTCCTCCTGGGAGACCTGTATCGAAAGCCGCTCACGCTCGACCTCGATCCACTTGAGGTCAAGTCGCTCCAGCTTCACCTGCATCAGGAGGAGCGTCAGCACCTTGGCGTCCGACTGATACGCCCTTCGGGTGTTGGGCTTTCTTCCTTGCGAAATCAGTTGACGTCGGAGACGCTCGAGTGAGTCGGTAGAGACCGTAAAATCCTTCATCTTCTGCCTGCCTAGCCCTTTCATCACGGCGCTTCACCTCGGGCAAGGCTGCTTCGACTGCTCGATTTACGGCGTCCTGAAGGGCTAGCAACTCTTCCTCAGTGCATCGGGACAGATTCGTTCGCATCGTGCGACCATCTGGCTGCGACGTCCAGCCGAACCACACGGCAGTCCCGGATTCGAGATTGCCATACTCGGCGTAGAGTTGTGCACCTTCAGCGCCTTCCTCGACCAGCCGAGCAGCTTCTTCCTCGAATCCCTCCCTTCCGGGGTCCTTGGCTTTGTCTACGACAATCACGCCAGGGTAGAAATCGAGTTGGAACTGTCGACCCAGTGGAACTGCACTGAAGCCACCTAGGGGGCGCCTGCCCCCACCGTCTTTTTGATTACGCCTGCCAGGCTGATAGAGAGTCACTGCGCAGCACCCCTCGACTCTGCTTCACGGGCTCCAGGTGATGACCTGTATTCGGGGAGGTTGTATACCTCATCCTTCGCCATGCAGCATGTCGGTTCAAGCACCACGTTGCGCCCGGAAGCGTCCGCCTCAAGGACGATGTAGCACTTCCAGGCACGAGTGCGAGACCGGACAGTCCGGCTCGCCTCGCCGAGTGGGTAGAAGATTACCTTCGAGACCATGATCTGACCCCGAGGGAACTGTCCACTGCACTCGTCACAGGTGACTTCACCCTTACCAACCTTGGTGTGGCTGCGCTGCGGAATGTTCCACTCGTCAGACTTGCCGAGGCATTCCGGGCACAGCCAGTCAACCGTTCGAGACCTCTTCTGGCTCGACGGTTCACCAAGCATATGAAAGGCGACCTTCATCACGAAGATTTCAGATCGCCTCACGTCGTTGCCACACCTTGTGCACCTTTTCATGGTGTCACTGGCAGCATTGACGGCCTTTTTTAGAGTCACCCGTACCTCGCTTGGGACCATTCGCCAACTTCCGAACGGAACCTTTTGCGACGCTCTTCAAGCATAGGCGCCCGAAGCACTCCAGTGTGGCGACGAAGTTCGGCGTCGCTCAGTAGTGGAGCCAGACACATAATCGCAGCCAGGAGGGCGGGATCGTCTTCCTCGGATACAGTTTCTGTGTCGATGGGTTCTTTTGTTTGAGCGGCTACCCCGACAGGGGCGCTACTAAACTTGGGAACACCCTTTCGAATCGGTTTTACCTGCGCCGGTTCTGCTGTCAAGCGACGAGAGGCCCGCGCGGTTACCTTCTTGACTGGTTTGTCATTGGGGCATTCGCACGGGCTCTCACAGCAGATCAAGCATTCGTCCATGACGACCTCACTAAATCCGCTTCGCATCGTTCCATGGTCGATTATAGACCTATCCCCCGGTCGGGGCAAACCTATTCGGCTGAGCGGCAATTCGCTTAACCAAGGGAAGTTCGACGTTGTTGACCTCGGCGAGGAAGTCCGCATCCATACCGGCGCGCAGGCCCTTGATCAGGCGAGACAGAACCTTGCTGTCCAGCGCCTCGATCTTGAAGTCGAGAGGATGCTTGGTTACCGGCACCGCCTTGGCAGTGGTCACGCGGGTTCGGGCGCCAAGTTCCTGCACCGAGTGCGGTACCTCGCAGCCGGGCGTGGCACGCTTCGGGATCTCACCCTTGCGCATCTTCAGGCGCTCGGCACCTTCAGCCATCACGGCATGCGGCGACTTCCAGAACGGCTGGTCCATCAGGAAGATGCACTTGGCGATGCCGAGGATCTCGCCCTTGGCCTGCTCCTTCTGGGGCGGGTCAGTCTCGGGGTCAACTGCGCGGTCAACCGCCAGGTCGAGCTGGTCCCACTGCATCTCGCGAAGACTCTTACCAACGGGCATGAACTGTGATGCCTCTCGTGCTCCGAACGGGCAGGGCCCGTTGGTCTCATGCTTCAGGAGGATGCCGTCAGCCTCTTCTACGGAGCCAGCACACACGTAGAAGTTGCAGCTGATCGCACTGCAACTTACCGAGTACGGCCAACGAGCCGAATCGTACGTGTTAGTGAAACCGCGAGTGTTAACTGGCATCCGTGGGACCGTCTTTCTGGGTGAACGTGAACGCCTTGCCGTCCTCGGTGCGGATGATGCCCCATGCTTCCAGCATGGTAGAGTACACGTCCCAGAGGTGCGACGCACGCAACTTGCGCACGTCATCCAGCTTCGGGTCCGGCTTGGGATCGTCAGGCGGTCCGTACTCGTCTACGATGTTGTTTGCGTACTGCAGGAGGATGCGACGAAGGTGCGTGTACCTGTGCTCCCAGGTGCGCTCCTCCCCCTGGATGGCCTCGTCATTCTCGACCCACGGCTCTATGGCGGTGTTGCACGCCCAGAGGAGGTGCTTAAGGTGAGCCAATGCTCGATCCACCGTAATCTCCTGATCCATTGCTAGCCCCTACCCCATACAAAGAGACCTGCACGGCAGCCTTGCGACTGCCGTGCAGGTCTTCGAACTTCTGATACTACGCCGACCGCTGAAGCGAGGCCGCCTCGATGCGCGCCCTCACGTCGGGCGACACGCCCTGAAGTGCGTTGGACGACTTGGTGTTGCTACCCGAGTCGTTGTGGTCGTGCGCGAGGGGCTCGTGGTCGATCTTCTCATGCTCGACCAGTGCCGCCTCGTCACTCATGCCGTTCACCTTGTCGAGCGACCAGCCGTGAGCGTCGGCAAGGTGGCGCCGCACCGTGGCCGCCTTGGCGGGGTGCAGGCTACGCTTGCTGACGAGACGAAGGCGTGTCTCGGTGGCCTCGAACCCGAGGATGTTCCCGCCCTCCACGAGGATGGGAACTCCGCGACCTCGCGGATTGAAGAACACCAGAGGGTCCTTGATGTTGACCTTGAGATTCTTGATCTCCCCCGTCTTGGAGACCTCTTCGTCGTCCTCGATGTATCGAAGAGTGATGGTCTTGCCGACGTAGGGGACCAGCTGCTCAAGGTCGAACGATGTCTGAGTGTCGCCAGGCATCCCGTTTTCTCCTCATCGCCGAAGGCCGATCCGACTACCATTGCTCGACAGTCTCTCAAGACTTGACCGCCGTTACCGCTAGTATGCATATTACCGGAACACACCGCACTCAGCAAGCGAAATAAAACGGGGTGTTGCGGGTACGGTAACGGCGGGCTCTTATGACAGAAGCCTCTCGCGAAGTTTCTCGGAGACGAGATGAACATCCTGCGGACCGCTGACGACCACCGTATCAAGGCCATACGCCGAAGGGCTATCCGTGTTAATGCCCACACCCACGAGGTGAATTCCGGCAGCCTTGCACAGTTCGATGTTGTCCGTGAGGATATCCAGTTCCTCGTTGTAGTTGGCTTGCGGCATGCGGCCGTCAGTGAAGTAGAAGAATACCTTGTCGGTCGCTCGAATCCCCTGCATCTGCTTACGGTAGAACTCGAGCGTATGTCCGTCGAGGTTCTCCGAGTCCGGGCCGAGAGTCGACACGGCCTCACGCGCACGAGCACTCCACGGCTCATTGAACGGCTTACACTCGTACATGTTCGCAACGAGCTTCGTGTCGTACGTCATGACAGGCTGACGGCTACGTCCGCGCCCCTGCCACTGCCTCCACTGCCACTGCGCCGAGTGACCCCAGACTGCGAACTTGACACCAGGCAGGGCGTTCATCGCATCAGCCATGACCAGGGCACACTGCTTGAGTAGCAGGAGGTTTATGCCGGTCGTGCTGGCCGACAGGTCAATGCCCATACCAACTGCATACTCGCGCTTAGCGGGACGCTGCTTCTTCTGGAAGACGCGATCGTCTCCGAAGGGGACGCGTCGCGCCAGCATCGAGCCTGCAATGTCGCCAGTCTTGCGGTTTCGAACCTGACTCGACCTTTTATTGAAGTCGAAGATCGGCCTGACCGCACCAATGAAACGACTGATGTCCGCAATGCTCGGCTCGAATGCACCCTCGATGCCGAGCTGCGCATTGTTGTAGTTCGCAAGCGACCGATAAGGCTCGTAGGCATGCGTCCAGGCGAGTGCTGCATCTCGACCGTTCTCGTCGAGTGCATGTCGATCTGGGCGTGAAATCAACAGGCCAGTGACATCTCGACGGACAACGTCGAAGGCCATGATCTGGGAATCTGCTGTTCCCATCTCCTCTTCGAGTGTCTTGATCTGCTCTGGACTGACGGTGTCCTTGCTGGCCGTAGCCTGGTGGGCGAACTGCTCGAAGCCCTTCTCTAGATCTTCCGGCGTGCCGTACTCGCTCGGATCGATCTGCTGCGGCTGGCGGTCTAGAGGCTCATCACCCTTCTCGTCAAGGTTCTCGCGATCGAAGTCCTCGTCCTCGTCGCCATCCCACGGACTGTCTTCGGAGTCGTCGTCGCCCTGCTCTGTCGAGTCGGAAGCCTCACCATCAGCCTCGCCGTCAACTTCACCGTCAGAGTCGTCATCAGAGTCACCGTCACCCTCGCCTTCGCCAGAGCCGGTGCCGCCCGATCCACTTCCGCCATCGGGCGCCTCGTCCTCTCCGTCACCGTCCCCGGTATCGGGCGTGACTGATGAAGAGGAGTCGTCGTCCCCGTCCTCCGAGCCATCCTGGGCCGGTTCCCCGCCACCGTCCGACGATTCCGAATCGTCGCCTTCACCCTCAGATTCCTCGCCTGTGCCGCCAGGGCCACCAGAGTCCGACTCCTTGTCGGCATCTTCGGCGTCTCCCTGACCGCTACCCTCGTCGGCGTCGTCGCCGCCTTCATCCTCGTCGGACTCATCCGACCCCTGGCCGCCGTCAGCGTCGTCGCCCTCGTCGGAGTTCGACTCATCATCCTGCTGGTCAGTACCACCAGACGAGTCAGACTCCTCGGCATCTTCCGACTCCTCGTCGGACTCGCCATCACTCTGGCCGCCGTCGGAGTCGGAATCCGAGTCAGACTCTTCTTGCCCGTCGTTGTCACCAGAGTCTTCGTCGGAATCCTCGTCGGACGAGTCATCGGACTCTTCGAACTGAATTTCAGTCTGTTCGCCAGGTCCAGCCGAGTCGTCCGGCTCGCTGTCGTCCTCATCCTTCGGCTCGGGCTGCGGCTGGGGCTCGCCGTCCTGGTCGTCCTCGTCCTCGTCCTCGCTGTCCTGCTCCGGGAAGAACCCGAGCTCCTGCGCGATAGACAGGAAGTCCTGTGATGCATGGAAGGCGTCGCGAACGGTCCTCATGCCGCCTTCGAGCGACCTCGCGAACTCCTGCATGACGGGATTCTCGATCGCCTCTACGACCGGCTCGCTGTACGCAGTTGGCACAAACGAATCCAGCACCAGGTTATAGAACGCGACCACGAGCTGGACGTTGAGGGGCTGACCCCTGAAGGGCATCCACACCTTCTCGCCCTCGTCACCCTCGATCATCTCGCCGCCGGACTCCTGGCGACGGATAATGTCAGCGCGACGCACGCGAGCTGAACCAGGGCGAACCTTACCCATCTTCAGGTCGACGCGCACATCTTCCATGATGTTGACGATCGCCGGAAGATACGGCGACGAGACGGCTGCGACAGTCATCCAGTCGGGCGACCGCATCAGTGCCTCGCGGAGCTTCTCACCCGTAGCCTGATCGACCTTTCCGGTCGAGATCATGCGACGGATGGCAGACATGATGTCAGCATCCTTAGCGGGCTCGAAAGTATTGTGTGCTACGTGCGAGATCTCGTGAACCATGCGGGACATAACGAGATCGTTGATAGCGCAGCGCCTGCACCTCGACTCGCCATAGGAGGTCCGAAGATCACAGAAGTTCGGCTGGTGCGAACCGGCCTTGCCGAGGGCGAGAGGCGGACGCACGTAGATGTCCTGGTTGTCGGTCCAAGACTTGTCCCATGTCAGCCGCACTCGAAGTGAAGGCCGCTTAGTGACTACCCTCGCGAACGACTCAAGCATCGGACGCATGGCTGCGAACTCCTGCGCCGTCTGTCGAACCAACTCGCGCAGGGCGTGATTCGCCATGTCCTGCGTATCGACTGCAACCTCAAGGGGATCTCCCCCCTCGTACACACTGCTAACCATTTCGCGTCACGCCCCAAAGTATTACGCCCCAACTTCCACTGCCCAGCCCGGAGGCATCGCTACCCCCGGACCAGGTCGAAGCTGCTGGTACGTCAGTTCGTGCGGAGCTTCTCGCCGATGATCTCCAGGCCGACCTCGTCGGACAGCTCGGCCAGTCGCTCCAGCGCCGCCCGGTCCCACGTGGACAGCTGCGCCTTCTCGTCGAGGGTCAGTCGCTCCCAGAGGAGCGACGCGAACCCGAGGGCTGCCACCGATGCCTCGGCAGGCAGCTCGTCGACCAGCTCGTAGGCGACCTCGGGGAACTCGGGCATCGCCGACTCGTCGTCGAAGACCGTGTGCGTGTTGATGGTGGACTCAGTCATTGGATTCCTCCGAGTTGATACCTGTTGCGTCACCGACGGCCTGCGTGGACTCGTCGGGGCTTGTGGGCGGCGCAGGCCAGTAGAGCTCGACCTGTATCTTCGAGTGCATGAACTCGATGGCGCCGGTGTGGGTCGCGGCCAGCTGGTCGAAGATCGGCGTGCCGGGGTCTGCCTGCGGACGTACGAACCAGTCAGCCGACTCGTCGGTAGTGGGCCTGGGTCCTGTTCGCTGGAAGAATGCTGTCGCGTTCACGCTGCTCCTCAGTGTGAGAACTGGTTTCGGCGCCCCCATGGACGTCGCTCTGCGGCCAGAGCCAAGTTTTCCATGTTGCTGATCTGCTTCAGGTGAACGGGGTTGCAGCACCCCTTGTTGTTGCACTTGTGGTCAACAACAAAGCCTTCGATCAGGTCACCCACCCAGTGATCGAAGGCTAGTCTGTGAGATAGAACCGTCTTGCCGCTCGCAATGCAGAAGCGACCGTACCCCTTGCCAGTGACAGATCCCTGCCACACCCAGCAGGGACCGAGTTCCCAGTCGGGATCTGTCACGATTCTGACCCGGCGAACCTTTGCCAGGAACTTGTCTAGTTGCTCGCGTGTCATCGTAGCCTCCCCGACCAGATCTTAGGAGGCTACGATGACGAAACCATGCGCACAACTATTTCAGCCGACGCGCGTTTTGACCGTTCCGCGTACCAAGTCGCGTTCGCGCGGGTCGAGGAAGTTGACCAGCGCGATGTCGTACGCCTTAGTGAGCGGCCAGATGCGAGACAGCTTCGCCACCTTGATGCTGTGACGGACACCCCATGAAGTCGTGATCGAGTGATTGGCGGCGAGGCCACGCAGATCTTCGGCGATCCCGACGATCTGATCGAGCGTCTCCTCGCCGATCTTCCAGCCGATGTCAGGGTCGTCGGCCCACTCGCGCAGAATCTCGCGCTCGATATCGAACGGCGGATAGTCCACAGCGAGGTGCGCGAGACGAGAACTGTCTGCGTCGGCGATCATGTCAGCGCCCACGTTACGTGTATCCCAGGCAGGGTTCATCGCCAGGGCGAACACCGAGTCGGGATGGCGCTCGATGATCTCGCCAGCGTTCTTGTCGATGACGAACTGCTTCGAGTTGTCCGTGAGTGGACGCACCGCCTGCCAGACCTCGACCGGCCCCACGTTGGGCTCGTCAAGGCAGATGACACCGGGCGACTGCCACGCACGAGGGAGGCGACCGTGGGCGAACTTGGTCGCGTTGTCCTGCAGGGTGAACTGGCCGACCAGTTCCTCGACCTCGGTGCTGGCCGTGATGCTGATCCGATGGAACGGCAACTGCATCAGCCACGCCATGTGTCGCAGGACTTCGGTCTTGCCGACACCTGCCGGACCCCACAGGGCGGGCGTCTCGTCCATCTCCCACCACAGGGCGGCGAGCATGAACACAAGGCCCAGGTAGTCGATGAAGTTCTCGGGGTGCTCGTCGTCGCCAGTGGTCGGTACCAGAGCCTGCAGGTTCTTGGGGAATCGCGCCTTGTCGTAGACCGGAATGAACACCGAGGCTCCAGTGTCATGGTCAACGATCTCACGCCATGCCCTTATGCCGCGATCCTTGTCCTCGACACTCAGGGTGCGATCCGTCGGATACTGTGACGGATCGACGAAGTTGACACGCTCCGACTTCCACCGCTCCAAGGGTGTCATCATCTTGAAGTACGCGTCAACGAGCTCGGGGATGAGCCGCATCTGACCGTCCATCTGACGATTGTGCACCGGCGTACCGCCGTAGCGCATCAGGCGAACAGCCGACCCGCACCGCTGCGACTTCTCGGCGACCTGCCCCTGAAAGACCAGCTCGTTGCGTGAGCTGCAAATGCCGGTCCCCCGCCAGCCGAGACGAACCGTCTCGGCCCTGTTGTAGAAGATGCACTCCGTACAGGTCTCGACCTTCGGGATTCCATCGTTCTCGTCATCCTCCCCGAGCATGACCTGTGCCGCAACAGCCTCCCTACTCGGGAGCGTGACAGGCGGATTCACCTTCGACCAAGTCACAGTCGACGGACGGGGCAAGCCGTACTCCTGGCACTTCCCCGCCGTCGCCTTGCGGAGTCCGTCGGCCTGCCTCGGATGCATCTCTTCACGTCCGAGAATGTACCCGAACCTTGCGCAGTGGTCCATGCCGGTTCGAGTTCCGAAAAGCTTCTCGGACTCGGGACCGTCAGGAACGAACGAAGGGCACCCTACGCAAGAGCGCTTCTTCTCGCCGACAGCCTCGGTTGTCATCCCGCACACCCCTCACTCGGCGGCCTTGCATTCCTTCTCGTACCGTCGATAGTACGGAAGAAGGTCCACCTCTAGATTCTTGACATGTTCAGTAGTCTTGTCGTTCAACTTGTTCTGCCGGTCCTGAAGTTTAACCAGCCTCTGGAAATCCTTCTCCGCGATGGCCTCATGAGCCTGACTCATGAGATCGAGTTGCGGATTGCCAGCATCCCCCAGACCTGACGCCGCCTTGATGATGGCATCCAGGTTCTCCAACGCCTTCATACAAGAGCCAGGCGTCTTGTACTTCGTTACCGTCTTCGTGTCACCCTTTACAACCTCGGTGACTACAGGTGCCGGTTCCCTCTCCGATTGGTCGGGCCCATCGGGACCCCCGGGGGCGGAGCACCGTCCCATACTGAACACCATGGCCCCCACGAGGACCACCGCACCCGCACACCTGAGCGGAGTCATCGTCACTCCTCGGTGTCGTCGAGTTCCGCCATGGTCTCCAGGTAGTGCGGGTTATCGCGCAGGCAGATGGGACCGATGCCAAGTGATGTCGACTGCGGGTCGGTCAGCTCCTTGCCACATACGCCGCAGTATCCTTCCTGGCGTCCATAGATGATCTGCATCTTCGGGCCCTCAATGAAGATCTTCTTGAGGACCAGGTTGATGTGATCTGCCATGCTCTCGACAATCGACGCCCAGGGCTTTACGCCTCGGTTGTCAATCAGGAGAACCTCGCGCAGCTTAAGCTGCGTCTTGGCCGTGCGCTTCGGCACGGACTGAAGGCGCCAGCTGACGATCTTCTTCTCGTCACCCTCGCCCTCGGTCTGGACACCGATACGCCAGAACTCGTAGGACTGCCCGTCAGGCTTCGCCATGGCGAAGTAACCTTCAGGGATACCCATGATCATGTCCGGCTGCCACTTCAGGTGCTGAAGTCCGCCGGTCTTCTGTGGCTGCGCCACGGTCATCCCTCCTAGCCCACCAGTCCCCTTACGGAGATTAGCCACGTACGTAAAGCACTCATCGAAGGACATGGCCGCAGCCTTAACGAGGTCGCCACGCATGCGCCTCACCTCGTTAAGCATGCTCTCGGTCGGCTTGCGCTGACCCTGAACACAACTCCGAACCTCGGCAACACTTTCGTGACTGTGAGGCTCACCCCCCGACGTGCAGCGAATCCTTGCCATGAGACCCTAACCTCCGGATCAAATCGGACGCACGCATTGCACGCATTGGCGCATCATACACTATGGACAAAGTCAGGCCCCTCACTCACGGGAGTGAGGGGCCTGATGCTCATTGTGGATCTCGCCTAGGAGCCCAGACGTTTGATCTGTTCCTTGCGTGCAGTGTTCATCATGGGGTGTCGAGACGACCCAGGCCGGTGACACATCTCCTCATGGGCGATGCGTTCCATTACCTCGTCGGGAGACTCGACACGACCCCGGTGAATCTCTTCCACCGGCCTGTCAGTGTCAGTCAGAGCCGACGTGTCGTTTACGACACTCCAGGTCTCTACGACCTTCGTCAGCATCACGGCACGAATACCCTCGCGGGCGAGGATGCGACCCCGCCGAGTGCGAGTGAACTCTTTTACCGTGAACACCAACTTAATGAGTGTCGGTGTGGCGATCACGCGCGCCAGGGTATCCTCCCTGACTTCGCTACGCTCCGCGTGAACCAGGATGCCAGTATCAGTCCGAACTCGACCAATGACTTGCATGGGAGTGAGGTTGTCAACGCCCCCGTACTGCAGCTGCCCAGTTTTCAACTCTGCTCTACCCCCACCAACTTGTCGAAGCAGTCGCCAGGCTCAGCCGTGACAATTCCGTGGGAAGTGCCACTCTGACCATGGATCGTAACACGGATGCGGCATTTGGGCCGCTTCCTAGCACGCATCGACGACCCGGGGGAATGCAGGGTCACGGGCCCAACTGTCGCAATCGAACCGTCAGGCATGACGATCTGATCGGTTGCGACGAGCTGGACTGCAGCTATCGGTTCGGTTCTCACTCCCTCCGCCTGTTCGACACTCATGTTGCGCTTATCACTCATTCGCTGCTCCCCAGGTGGAGATCCGAATACAACGAAGAGACCTGCTGTACGGCTTGCGACCGTATACCTCAACAAGTCAGGACCACCACCCAGTATAGGAAACGCGGCGCAGCGTGCGCATACTGGGGGGTGGACCTCACTTGATCGAGTACTCGACTCGATCATGGTGATACCGATTCTAGCACTACGTGCCCCCAACCGTCAACAGTTAGGGTACCCTAACCTAGCGCTGACGATTTGTCGACATGTCGCTACTCGCCCGGAGTGGCCATACTCAGATCAAGTTTGGCGCGGATGTTGTGATAGTTGGTCTCGTCACTCTCCGACCAGTCGCCGTCGTCAGAGTACTTCTGGCGGTGCGCGTCAAGCGCCTCCAGGACCAACGCATACTCGCCTTCAGTGAATTGCATACTTGACCTTCCCCGGTAAGTAAAAACAAGGCGCTAGGGCGCTGCGCCGCAACCCAGAACTCAGGGCCACCCGAGTCTGGTTACCGGTCCAACCCGTTCAGGAAGACCGTGCGGCGCAGCTTCCTAGCGCCTTGTGTTTCGTTGCCCGATGATAACACGGGTGATCGCATCACACAACCCCCAACAAGTACTGAATCCCCCCGCATCTTGCTCTCGGGGGGATTCAGTACCGGGCTGGGAGACCCGCGTCAGGCAGTCCGACGCGCACCCTTCTTGCCCTCCGGCGAGTCCTCGGCCGTGACACCCTCGATGTTCGGGATGGTGCTGGGGCCGCCGGACGACGGGAACAGGCGGGCGCTGACGGCACCGGCCGAGGGCGGGTTCTTGCCCTCGTACTCCTTCGACGGGAACTTCGAGATCCAGGCGATGGCCTTGAACTCGCCGACCGGCACGTCAGCCATGGCCTCGGCGACGTGCTTGCCGATGTCACCCTGGGCACCACCCGGGACGCGCGGACGACTGCCGCCACCCGCCGAGGCGCGGCGCCGGGCACCGGCCGCCTTGCCGTCGGCCGCCTTGAAGGCGCGCTTCACGTACTCGGGCACCTCGGGCTCGTCGCCCCGGTTCTCGGTGTCCGTGTTCCGGTACCACTCGGCGTACGCCTCGAAGGACTTGTGCTCGTTGGTCTCCGGGTCCTGGTACGCGTTGACCAGGGCGTGGATCGACTCGCCCGCCTTCTCCTTGTCGACCTCGTCCGCGATCGGCAGCGCCATGGTGGCGAGCGACAGGGACAGGAACTGGTCGACGTACGCCTCGGTCGGGTCGACCTTCGCCGCCGTCGCGGTGGCGCGGGTCGCCGTGGCCGCCTTCTTGGTCTCGTTGACCAGGAGGTTGTACGACTTGGCGCGCATGATCGAGTCGTACATCGTGTCTTCGCCCTCGTCGTCCAGGAGCTCCTGGACCTTGCCCGTCAGCATCGGGCGGGCCTTGCGCTTCTCGCTGGCGTCGAGCTTGCGGTACGCCTCGCCGAACTTGGCGATGAGGGCCTCGGGGAGGGAGCCGGTCTGCTTGTCGCGACCCTCGTCCTCCATGATCTCGGCGCACAGCTTCATCAGGTCGGCGACCGGGTCGGCCTCGGGCTCGGTGGTCGCGTCCGCCTCGGCGGGCGCGTCGCCCTCGGAAGCCTGGGCCTCGCCGGTCGCCTCGGTGACCTCGGCCGGGGCCTCGTCGGTCGCTTCGGCCTCGGTCACCTCGGGCTCGGCCGCTGTTGCGGTCACGGTCGCCTCCTCGTTCCCGGTCTGCTCCGGGGTCTCGTTCGCCGTCTCGTCGGCAGTGGCAGTGTTGCGGGGGTTACGGCGAGCCATGATGGAATCCTCCGAGATTCACAGTGCGGCAGGAATACTTGCGTGGAATGTTGCTTATCAGTTTTAGGGCCTATGCGCCTAGGCGCGTCGCCCGTTCAATACGACTACAGTAGCCTGGCCTACGTACCGGGTCAAGCTGACATGCCCTGAGTGACCACTATTGACAATTACGTGACCAACGATCGGAACGTTCATTGCACGATAGGTGCATCGCACAGTTACGTTGATTACCGATCGTCTTGGTGCATCTTGTCAAGGTATGCGGACGCAAGAACGGGCACCGTCTCCACAGAGGCGATGCCCGTTCCCTGCCACCCGTCAACCGGGCTCTTCGGAGTGCGCTGACACTATCACACGAGCCGCAACGCGCAACACCTACACGAGGTAGACGAACGCTCCCTTAAAACGAACTTAAGGGCAGCTTAAGCGGTAGGCTCGCCGAAGGTGAGGAACCTGAGCTGCTCGTGGAACGCGCGAGGCTCCAGTGCCCAGTCGCCACCGTGCTCGTCCCGGAAGTGAATCCAGATAGCTTCGGGGGTCTCGTCGTACTTGGTGACAGTGACCGTCGTCGTACGACTGCTGTCGCCAGGACTCCAGAGCCAGAGCGATCTGAGCGGAACCGCCTCGGACATGAGCTCGTCGGTCGGGCCACCGATCGGCTCTTCGCTCAGACGCAGAACGTTGACCTTCGGCATGATACCGAAGGTGTAGTTCTGGTGACGAAGGCCGCCGTCGCCGTACAGGTAGACACCCGGCATGACGCGAGATACATCGGAACCGACCGCCTCGGCGAGTGTCACACTGACGTACTCGACCTTAGATAGCGCAGTCTCCTCGCGGATGACCTTGTCTACCGTGCCCTCGATCTTGTGCAGACCGAAGTCACTCTTGAAGAAGTGACGGATGACGTCACCCTTCTTGATCTCGCTGGCGGGAATCTCTCCCACTGTACCTCCAGGTAGCTACAAAAGAGAGCACCGGGATATCCTGCTTTATGAGCAGGATATCCCGGTGCTCGTTCTTGGATTACGCAGCCAGTTCGGTGACGAAGCCGCGAAGGCCACGCACTGACTGGGTGTCACCGAACCTCGCCTCCAGGTCGTCCGCGAACTGCTGCGAACGGCCCTGCACGACAGCCGTCTGGCGGTCGACGAGGCGGAGGTTACTTACGGCGTTCATAGTGACCTCTACTGCTGCATCGGCGTCAGCTTCGGGGCCAGACGCCTTGATGCGCGCGTCCGCCATGCGCGCCAGGAAGGCGTTCATGCCGTTGATCGAGTCGAGCCTGCCGAGCACCAGGTGGGCAGTCGCATCGAACCGACTGATGTCTGCCTTGCGCCCCTCGGCGAACGCCAGTATGGCCACGGTGTCCATGGTGTACTGGGAGTTCTGGAGGAGCGTCCAACGGAGCAGGTTCGGGTCAGCGCTCGGGTCGCCAGTCCCACTGGAGAACAGGAACTGACTGGTTGCGTTGGACAAGTGCTCGCGCGCTTTGTTGTTCTGTCCGTCCATGGCGTATGCGCGGGCCAGCTGGTGATAGCCGAACGCGCCCCGATCGCGACTGAAGTACGTGGCGAGGCTTGCGGAGCGTGCCGCATTCCTCTTCGCGCCCTGTGCATCCCCACTGTACAGGTAGAGCCACGCTCTACAGCCGTACAGCCATGACCTGGTGTCGTCGTCCGGTGCATGCTTCAGTGCCGAACGATACCAGTGTTCGGCGTCAGCCAGCTCTCCCCGGTCGCCGAGGAACTGCGCGACAAGGCCAGCCGCCGTGGCTTCGAGCTTGTACGCCTTGCCCGACAGTGTGGCGGACTTCAGGTGCATGTTACGCAATGCACTGGAATCTCTCCACGCGGCCAGGGCGTTGGACATGAGCTCGCTGGGGTTTGCACCAGGCTGCATGTGCTCGCGACCGATGCGGAAGAGCTGCATCTCGATGGCCCCGAGGGCGCCGCCCACGTTCGAGTTGGTCTCTATGGTCGTCGCTTCGGCACTGGCTGCCGAAACGAGATTCTCGGTCACCGCAAGGCTTGCGGCACCGAGCATCGAGACAAGGAAATCTCGTCGATGCTGCACCACGTCCCCCTTCAAGTCGATCGAGGACCTGAACTTGCCGAGGATGGCCAGTGCCGAACGACTGTCGACAAGGCTATCATCGTCATAGTCAGTCATCAAGTGTCCCTTTCCCGAGCGCTATGCAGAGGGCAGGGGCGCACACATTGCACGCATAGGCGCACCATACCCTAAACTTGTAGCGTTCATGTATGCGCCAAGAGTATGGCGATCCTTTCTAGCCAAGCCGATCTGTCGCCCGAATGGACGTGACCGTGCTGGGTGCGGAGTCGGGGGTACTCACGCGCCCAGCACGGACATCTCCATCAGTTCGACGTCACACCCGTCACTACACCGATCTTTTCATCGGCATGGAATGTGAACGTGAACACAGGGACACCTTCTTCGCCATGCTCGGCGAAGCGGTACTGCTCGGTCATGCCAGTGCCGTGCATGATGCAGTCCGACCACATCTGAACCGTGAGCTTCTTGCGCACGTTGTAGTCGTCGACCTGCACTTCCTCGGCCTTGCTGACCCTTCCGTTCACCGTGATCATGATCGGAAGTGTGTCGATGCTGCGCAACAGGCCCATGTGACTCGGACCGAAGAACTGCGAGAAGACGACCGTGTCACCGGCCTCGACCTCGAACGCGCCCTTCTCTTCCCACCCAAGGGGCTCAACCGAGTCAGGGTCACCCTTGACTCCTGTCTTGCCGCACCCGAAGCACCGCCACTCCCCCGTCTCCTCGTTGATACTCGCAGACGGGAACCTGTCCTCGTGATCCGGGTTCGGACAGTTGACCATCACAACAGGCACTATGCGACCTGACCTTTCAGGCGGAACTCGTCCACCTTAGCGACGAACTCGTCCGGTGTCAAGACCGGGCGCAGTATTGCAGCCTCGCCAATGCCGAGGTGATTGTAGAACGAGTCTACCAGGTTCAGCCACAGACTGGCGTCCTGGGTACTCGCGAAGATCCCGATGGGAACAGTCACGATGCTGAGCCCTGACGGTTGCTCCGTGTCGCGCGTAGGCACGCGCGTGACGACCACCGTAGGCACTCCATCGCGCGTCTCTCCGGAGGCGGGCACCACGCCATACCCGGCACGGAAGAACCCATCTGACATCTGGTTTGCGCTACCTACATAGCGACCTGTCAGAATTCTCCCGGCACCCACGGGGGTAATGACTCGGTACCCGACGGGACGATGCAGGCCGTGTGTGAGTATAGCCGAGCCGTCAATGTCAGCCCACTCTTGACACTGCCTCTGGTCGTCGAAGTGACCGACCACGGTCAGCGAGTCCTCGTCCGTGGTCCTGAAGATCAAGACAACACTGACAGGCTTCGGGCCGTACATCTCATCAGCAGGCATTGCAACCTCACCCCCACAACTACGAGTCACTGAATGGTTACCCTATCAAACGGGCGGTGATAGCACTACCCGTTTGGGAGAACTGCGGCCCCCCGAAAGGATGATCGGGGGGCCGCGTATTTCACAGACTCGACTGACGTTTAGCGAACGTTTATCCGCGAGGCGTTACATCTCGCGTAGTGAGTCCGCCCGCCTCGTTGCACTCGTTGTCCGTGAGCTGGATCAGCTTCACACTGGACACAGGCGGAACGGATGCGTCACCGACCGAGATGGCCCAGCCGTTCTGTGGATGCTTCTGGATTTCGAGCACCACGGGGTTTGAACCCTCACCCATGAGACGCTTGGAGAATCCGAGAACAGTCTCCTCGCCGCGAGGCGGCAACTCCATGATGACCTTGAGGTCTTCCGGAGAGTACCCACGCTCGATCTCGGGAGGATAGACCTCGCCATCCTCGGATGTCCCATCCCAGCGTACGGTCAGGCACATGAGGCCACGCTTCGACTCGTCGAAGTCGTCCATGTCCTCCCAGTCGCGCTCGTACTGCTCCTCGGCGGTCATGATCTGCACCACGGTGCCGGGCACGGCATCGCTGTCAGTGTTGACCCTCTTGCCGAGGAAGTCAAGGGCGACCGTGATCTGAGTGTCCAGCGCCTTGATCTTCTTGCGAAGTTCGGGCGTGGTCTCGTGGTCGTCCATGAGGTTGAGCTGGACGAGGGTGTTGACGACCTTCGCCTCTGCCATGGTCAGCGGAGGCAGACGGAAGACATCCTCGCGAGGCTTGCTCACTTGACATCCCCCATCGAGGCACGCACGAGCTGGAGCGCAGCAATCTCGGTGTCGAGCTGCTCCGCCGTCATCTTCTCCGTGGGGTACGGACCATACCTGGTCATACCCTTGAAGTCGTCCAGATTGGGGCGCAGGCCATCGGGCAGGCCCGCGAAGGCCGCGACCGTCTCTGCCAGCCAGACCTGCTCGTGCTTGGCGGCACCGCGACACTCTGCCGAGAACACCTTGCGCCGCTCCTCGGGGTCGGCGTCGATCTCGTCAGCCGCCTCACGGAGGTACTTGATGCGGTCACTCGTGAAGTGCAGCGCGCGACCCAGTGCAGTGCGGACGTAGAACTCCGCCTCGTCCGGAATCTCAATCGCCATCAGAACCCCGCACCTTCCATGAGTGACTTGAGGAGATTCCACTCCTTCTGGATGCGGGGCACGAAGAACGCGATGGAGTCAGCGTCATCAGCGTAGCCCTGATCCACCAATGCACGCATAGCGCTCAGAGCGGTCATCGGCTTCTCGATCGCGAAGAACGAATTGCGATGGAAGGACTGCGCCCAGGAGTACCCGACCACGATGGCGAGTTCAGTGGCCTTGCGACGCTGACCGCCACCGCCCTCGAAGGTGACGTACATCTCACCCTCGTCGTTCTCGAACTTCGACTCGTCGTAAGGGCGAATCGACTCCACGGTGCGCGGTGCCAGGTCGGGCTCATCCTTCTCCACGACCAGCATGCCAGGCCTTACGGCCTCCCACTCGAAGTTCGCCGGAAGTGCCGTGACGACTTCACCAGTCACGCCACTGTGGCGGTACGTCGTGGAGTATGGCTTGTCTTTCTGTGTCATTCCCCCTGCTCTCTATCCGAGAATAGCACGAACACTGCCGAAAAGCAACTTCATGGCCGCCACAGTAGCAGGCGCGGGCCTGCGTCGGCTTGCCACGAGTCCAAGCACGTACGCCTCGGCGTTAGCCTGCACGCTAAGATCGTTGATGATCTCCTCGACAGCCGCGAGATCATTGCCGTGCTTCACCGCATCCGGCCTGCAATGCGCTTGCGGTCCGACCTGGCCGAATTCCTCCTGATCGATGATAGCACAAAGGCGCTCGACATTGTCGAGCGCCTCGCCTATCGAGTTGACCGCCAGCCGGATTGCTCTCAGGCTGTCATCGTCGTACTGGTATCCGGCAACCATCTCGGACAACCTGGCCTGCGCATTACACTGAAGTGCGATACGCTCGGACAGTTGCTCGATGGCGCCGAGTTCCGTACGGATGGCAACCTTATGCTTGTTGGCTGCCCAGCGCTTCGACTCCTCACCGTTACCGGCAAGGCCGCGCGCCAGTTCACCCGTTCCGTTCGGCTGTATCATCCTGTCCTCCAAGTGTATCGCGCAGGTCCCCCAGGTCGTCAAGTCCATCGACTAGCTCGATGTTGTCGAGCTCCTGGCTGGTCTGCACTAGGAGGCGGATGGTTTCACCCAGACCCTGGTGTAGCTTGAGAAGTGCAGCAAGTGCAACAGGGTCTGGCCTGACGTGGCGGGGAACGTTCCGGACTCGGTACGCTTCCGCATTCAGCTGGACCCCTGCAGTGTCGCACAGTCCCTCGGCCTGCTCAAGGGCCCCAGCTATGATTTCTTTGTACTTAGCCTTCTGGGCCCCGGTGAGCTCGGCCACGGGGGTTACTGCCCTTGATGCTTCGTGATGTTGATGAGGTCATTGGTGACCCTCGCGCGTACGACAGCCTTCATTGCATCGCTGCCGGTCGTACGAAGGTCAACCGCGACGGTCTCGCTGAGCTCGGCGCGAAGCGTGGCACGCTCCATACTGGTCAGAGTGTTCCACAGCTCCAGGAAGTCTGCAAGGGTACGCTCCTGAACTTCGGGCTGCCCCGCCCTGGCAAGGGTGCACTCGGCGCGCACGTCGGCCACGAGCGCGCGAACACGCTCGACAGACGATCGCGCCTCCTGCCTCACGATGTTCACATCGCGCAGCTTGTCACCGATGCTGTGCACGGTCGAGGTCATGCGCGCCCAGGTCTCACCCGAGAGACTCAGGCCACGACCGACCGAGAGCTCTACGAGCTCGACCTCGCCGATCGCGTCACGAAGGCGACGCGACAGCTCGGCCAGCTCGCTGGCCAGGTCAGTCGTCGTCGGGGTCGTGGGGGTTGCGGAAGCGTCGCTCGAAAGGCTCGTCGACACCTTCGACCCCCTTGTACTGCTCGCGCCAGTCACTTACGGACTCCTCCTCGTGTCGCCAACCTCTGACGACATGACTTATCGCGGAGACGATGGCAATCGCCATCAGTCCGACGAGCGACCACTCGATCACTTCGATGAACATCGGCGTTTGCCACCATTTCGATGTTGGGACTACGGTATCACAACCCGATGAGTTCTGCAACTCACCACGCAATGACGCCAGTACGAGTCCATGATGAACCATGCTGACATCATTGCGCGGCGCTCGGCCGGACGCACGCATTGCACACGTAGGGGCACAACCCCTGCATCCGGCCGAGTCGCTACTTGCTGCTCTTCCAATCCATGTAAACCTGGCGAAGGGTCTTGCCGTCCTCCGTCTTCCAGGTGTCGTACGGGTTACTGACCGTACCTCGAATGAACCGCGCCAGGCTACTCGGCGAATAGGCAGGCTCGCTCAACGGCGTACCGTCATCCGAGATCATGCGCCACGAGATGGACGACCAGGCATCATCGCAGGTGAACTCGATGATGACGGCGAGGTTCTTACGCTTGAACACGTCATAGAAACGCATCCCGTCACGCAAGATGCCTGCCTTGGCCATCGCGAAGATGTCAGACCGGGTCGGCGTACTCCCCGTGGTGTACGAGGAGCGACTCGGCATGTCTGCCAGCTCGCGAACAATGCTGATCGTAGGACGATCAGGCAGTGACTTCGCCCTACCGGCATAGTCAACCGCCTCCTCCTCCAGGTTCTCGTGCAACGCCTGCACGGTAGCCCAAAGGTCACGCCCCGACCAGCCTGCACCTTCTTCGATACCCGGATAGGTCGACAGGTACTCCCGCGCAGCCTCGCATAGGACAACGAACAGTGTCTCGTCAACACTGTCGAATTCCTGACTACCCTCGCGAAACAGTCGCGCGGCGAGGTTCGCAACCTCTTCGCGAACCTCGCCCCTCTTTTCGGGTTCCAAGGTGCCTCCTAGCGTTGCCCCGATGTTCTAGGTACATCATATCACATCGGGGCCGAACTTGGTAACTGAGTGTTTCAAGCGGCGAGGAGTTCTCCGTGCACGTTATCGGAGTTCCACTCTCGCTCCGTGGCGAGCTGCTTGGAGTAGAACCTGATGAACGGGTACGTGTCGCCCCGGAAGATGGAAACCTTCCACTCCATGCCGGACTCCAGCTCCGTAAAGTACACGGTGAACTGATTCATGGCGTGACGAGTCCACCGGTCCAGGCGGATGCGCGTCTGCGTGAGGCGGTAGCCCTCGGCGATGGACTTCTTCGCCTTGCCCTTCGCCATGATCCAGATGGTCAGCGCCCACATGGGCAGCGTGTCGTAGCTGGTGCCCTCGGTGGCGTAGCCGAGCGACTCGACCTCCGCCTTCCTGCAGCACTCGTAGTAACCGTAGTGCGAGTGGGCGAACCTCGTGATGGCACCCTGCTTGCGAGCCACCAACTTGCACGATCCCCAGCCGACGATCTCCGTCCAGGTGGACGTGATCCGACCCGCGAGCGCGTCCCGCTTGATGTACGGGAGGAACGCCTCGGGGATGTCTGCCTTCTTCACCGGAACCATCAGGCCCTGACTCATTGTGCCCCCTACGTGTACTGGATGTCAAGTCGTGAACCGTCGCGTAAAGTCGTGAGGCCCTTGGGGGTAGCCATCCCCCAAGGGCCTCATCACTCAACGTGAAGGTGTTACCGATTTACTCCAGGTCCCATGAGCTCCCAGACTGCGATCCTGTCATCCTCACATAGGTCATCGACCATGACCCAGGCGAGCGCACCATTCTGGACGATCTGCACGCACGTGACCAGGACGGGCGACCACTCGAGCATATACGCTCGAGTCCTGCTACCCGCGAGAACCTGAATCGCGCCCTCGTGGTGTTCGAGGTACATGACCATGAACGCATCGAGACTGTACTGGTCGGGGTCGGTAATGCGGACCTCGTCCTTGACTTGCCAGGTCGGACCCTCGATCACCAGACGACTGTATATCGACGAAGGCGACTCCGTCAAGCGGAAGTCCTTCCGAAGTTCAGCTCGAACCCACTTCGGACCTTCGGGAACCTCAACCACACTGCCTCACTTTCATCAGGTCTACACAAGCAGCCGTACGCCCACACTAGCACTAGGCTGGTGTGGGCGTACGGCAAACGGCACAGATTGGCCACGTAGCGGCACAACCCTCTAATCCTGGTAAGTCCCGTCACAGTCGATGTGACGGCAACGCGAGCCCTTGCTGTTGAGGCCACCCGAACTGTGCTGCTCCGGGTCGGGCACCTCGTCGGCACACTTGTTACACGTGAGCATAGCGCCTCCTAGCACTTGCATTCAAGCGTGAACGGACTTGGTACGACCTTGCAGTCCGGGCATGCCCGACGAAGGTTGGGCCGCTCGACCGCACGCTCACTGTACGCGCCTGCCGTAAGGGGGCGCTGGTCGCCGATGAGATAGACCTTGCGATCGGCTACCTCCTGGGACGACGGCGGACGCCAGATATCCTGGATGCCGTGATCATCCCACGAGATGACCGACATCTCACCCTCGTCGTGATCATCGAGGGTGGGCTCGCGGACGAACTCATCCTCGTCGTCAGGGTCCGAATCGATCCCGACTGGATCGATTATAGAGGACCAAGTCGACCTGATCAACCCGCCGTGATTGGTGAGGTGCCATACCTCATCCGGCGCCTTGTCGGGCTCGGGTATGTCACGCGACAGCCACATCAGGTACATGGCTGACATGTCAGCACCGTTGAATGCCTCGATCGGCGTCAACTGCCCCGGTACCTTCGAGCCAGGGTAATGCACTCGACTGTACTGCTTGCGGGCACGAGACTTCAACGTCTGCGCGGGGTTCTCCGCGTTGCGGAAGTGCTCCCACTCTTCGGCCTGTGATCCGTTGACCACGGATCGCACAAACTTACCCCAGTAGTGCGCCACTACTTACTCCCCGCCCCACGGTACCTCTTGATCCGACGGCACGCGGCCCAGTACGTAACCTTACCGAGCCGTACTCCGTAGACCATAGCTGCCCACGACCCGAAGAACAACCCCGTCATCCGGAATGTTATCTCCCAGTAGCCTGCATCAGGCGCACCCGTGATCCACGCGATCAGGTTTACGATGCTCACGTGCGATCACTCGCCTTGGCGAGGCTGACACCAGGCCCGCCGAACGCTCGGTTGTGGTGTCCGACCAGCTCGACGTCACGCATGAGAACTCCCAGACCCACGTAGCCCTTGCGATACAGGGCTTCGAGCCTACCGATCTTCCCCGGCTTGCACAGCATGCACAGGTGTTCGGTATTGGTGGGCATCAACACGCTGACCTTCGCGGCCGACCTGATCCCTACGCCCAAGTCTACCAGGCGGGGGCTCACGCCGCAACCGCCAGGGCACCCTGGGCGTACTTGGCGCGCTGCATGTTCAACTCGAAGAACTCGAGCATTCCGCTCACCTGCTGCCGTGTCGGCTCGGTGATGCCCTGCTTGGCGAGGATCTCACGTGCCAGGGTACGCAGACGACGACGCTCGGCGAGGGCTTCCTCGCGGGCAGGGTCAGGTGCGGACTCCACCACCTTACGCGCCGCACGCTCACCGGCACGCGCCGCCTTCGAGAGTTCACGCTGTTCGCGCTTGTCCGCCCGGAGGTCAGCCTTATCCGCCTTGCGCTGCGCGGAGTTCTGCTGCTTCTCGAACTTCTCGGCGCTCACCACCTGGGCGAGGCGACGGATGCCGGGCAGGCCGTTGGCACGAGCGTACTCGACCGGGGTCTGTCCGTCAAGGCGGCGGAACTCCTCCACCTCCACGGACACGGCCAGGCCCTGCCTGTTGCGGTACTGCCGCGTGACGGTCGCACGGGTGACCTCACAGTCAGCCATGTCAGTTGTCCTCATCACACGGCCGAGACCGTCGCGGAATACACCCCTAGCGGCATCATCCACGTCTCGCTGTGCGCCCGTCTGGTACGCGAGGTAACCCTGCGACCTGTCCGCATCATACGCCACCTGCTCGGCGTGTGAACGCGTAACGGTCTTGGCCGTCTCACTGGCCATGGCGTTACGGTCAGGCATGTCGGACGACCAGTGCGGCTTGAGGACCGCACGGCTGGCCGCGCTGGTGTCACGTGAACTGGGATCAGTCCAGTCACCAGGGTTGCCCGGGATGTAGTCCCTGAACGGGGTCAGGCGGTAGCCCTTGGGGCGAGACACCTTACCCTTCGGGGGCATGACCTGCACACTGCCCGTGTTGAACTTCGGCACGTCACCCGGACGAGTGGCGCCAATGGCGACCTCGATCGGGGAGGTGTTGCCCGTGATCAGGGACGCACCACGCTGGGCGGCACGCTTCCTGGCGGACTTGCTGGACCCCGCACGGTGTGCGAGAGCGGTGGCTTTGCGGCTGTCCGCCTCGGCAACCAGCTCCACGCGGAGGGCTGCCAACTTGGACATGGTCGGGTCGGTCTTCGAGCCCGGCGTACTGCGTACGGCCTGGGCCCGACGCCTGGCGGCGCTGGACATGTGAGCTCCCGTGGCTAGCGGGTGAACGGGTTAGGTGGTGCGAAGTGCTGTGCAACAGTCTAGCGAACTGGGTGGGCGGTGTCAACACCAGGTGATGCTTGGTGGTGGCGCCGCATACCCAGCATACCAGGCTGGGTGGTGCGTGGCCAGGTGTGGGGCCTGGCCACGCTATCCCGTGGGGGAGGTCAGGCCTTGGCGAGGCTGACACCGGTGGCGCTGTTCCGCGCATCGGCCAGCATCAGGTACAGGTAGCTCTTGGAGATCAGGCCCTCGCCGTACTGCCGATCGGCCTCGTTGGCGTGCTGGGCCGCCTCGCGCTGCTTCCTACGGCGACCGAGTCGACCGACCTCGGTGACGATAGCACGGAACTTGACCTCGGTCATCCGGCCCCGACGAAACAGGCTCTCCGCCCGAACGATGGGGGTCACGGTCAGGCCGGTCCAGTTCTGGGTGGCACTGTTCGAACCTACGGGCACCGGGTCCGTGATGCGGCCCTGGGCACGGAGGTGCTCCTCGCTGGGCTGCTCCTCGGGGTACAGGTCGGACACGATGCTGACCCGCATGTACAGACTGGTGGTGAGGTACTCGGCGCAGGGGACGCACACGTTGTACTCGTGCGTCGACTGATTCTCGCCGGAGGTCTCGCCCATGAATTCCGAGACACGGAACCTGGCGAACGGGATGACGGTGTTGCCCTGGTGGGCAAGGGTGTCCTCGCAAAGGGACTTCATGTTTGCTCCTGTGGCTAGCAGGTGAACGGGTTGACACTGACGCTATCGGATTGGACCAGGTTTAGCAACCTGGCCCGCTTCCCATAGGTCAGGGAAGGGCACTTTCGGCTTTGCGTTACCGGCGCTCGCCCGTTTCCGGGGTCTACGGCTCGACGACAAGTCGGGCCTTGGCGCGGGCTTGGGGGAGAACCCAAGCCTTTTCGTTCGCCTAATCGTGTGGTGCGTTGCTACCAGTCTAGCACACCTTGCCGGGGCTGGTCGCCCCCACCGACAGGTGGACGTGCAGGTCTACGGTACTGCACCCCCCATATGGGCGGGGCTGGTGTTGCTAGTCCGACTGTAGCACGTTCGGCTGGGGCCTCGTACCCCCCATGTGTTGAACGCGTAATGCCAGGCTAACGGCTTACCTATGCGCGGCCCACACGCTAGGACAGGTAGCACCGGTACGGAACCTGGCGTGACATACCTACCCCTACATATAGGCGCCGCCAGGTATCGACTCCCTAGCTACGTCCTACGTTGGAGGGCCCTACTCCCCGCGCCTAATGGTGCGGTGTGGGACCGGCGCCTGGTGGGGGGATAGAACCCCCATCGGGCTGTGCCCAGTCTAGCACAGGTGCACTGGGTGGAACCCCGTGCGGACTGTGCGGGTTGGGCCTCACTACTACGTGCGCCGTGCTGGCCGTGCGTTGTGGTGACGGGGTCGACTATTCCGCAAACGGACCAAGATCGCAACACCTTGTATGTAACGGAATGGTAACGCAGAATCGGACTTGTTGGGGCACATTGCCGATAACACGGATTATCGGCATGTGGTGAAATTCATACAGAATGGGATCAGTCGCAACGTACCATAGCAAATTAGGACATAAGGGTACGTATAGGTACTTATCGATCGCCGGCATTGAGGCAGACATATCGGACAAATGGTGGGATAAGTAAAATAACGGGCGGGGGGGTATGCGCGGCGCCTTTATGCAGGTCCGATGCATATCAACTTTTACGAGGTAAGAATGTATTCTGGACCTAACCCCGACTAAAAAACGCCAGTCATTTCGCTGTCCGCGAAAATAACCGCAGGTCAATGGGGGTTTGGGGGTCGGACGCCAGCGAAATAGCGGTCGTACTTAGCCTAGGAAATCGACGTCTTTTGCTACAGAAATCGCTGATTAATCCGAAAGAATGCATCGATTGCAGCCAGGATGCACCCACATGGGTGCCAGCTAGACGTCGAATGGCAAAAGAATCCGCTTTCGGACGTAAAGACGCCCCCTAACTGTAGATATTCGCGAAACGGACATTTCCAAAGTCTCCTATGTCGTCGACACCTTTTACCAATTTTGCAATCAAGGTGCACCCGTCATGGGTGACCTGCCCTCTGTTTTCGGACGCCCTGGCTCGATGTCGGTACACCTCGCCGTCCGCTTTCACGTAGCGTGATGGAGCGGCGCGCAAAGCGGGTCCGAAGTCGCACCCACATGGGCGGGAGTCGGTTTAGTTATCACTCAAAAGATTCCCAAATCCGACAGATTGCCGTTTTGGCGTCAGCGAAATCAGCGAAATTGTCAGCACAAATAACCGCAGGTCAACCCCTATATGGGAGTGGTTTAAGCAATTTCGCTTACACCCCCCCCCCCCCCCCTTTCTCTGTTTGTCACTCACCGTTACCCGGCACCCCACCCATGGGTGCGTCACCGTGCGTGCCTGGGGGTCCCCGGGGGGTCGGCCAAGCGTCAGCACAAATAATTCTGACCTGCGGTTTTGTACGGCCACACCCCGTTTGGCGTGCGCATATTTTCGCGTACGGGGCCGTCAGCGCTATCAGCAGAATGACTGGTCTAATTCGGACATTCGGGTGACGATTATCGTGATTCTGCAACAAGGCGTCCGTCCGCGGTTTCGCTGAACGTAGCCTTGCGTAGCACTGCATCTCACGCTCCGTATACACTGCTACGCCTTTTCGACTACGCGGTACCCAGAATTTCCACGAGTCGTCCGTCATAGCCAGCCTTCGTGTCGAAATCCAGCATTCTGCATAGCGTGACGGGTATTTCTGGTGTCATCTCTGACGGTCCGTCAGATCCGTACATGATCAAATGTTAGATGTACCTTCAACCCACCGACAAAGTCGTTCCGCTGACGCTCAAAGTCGTATTCGCGGCCAAAAACTTGCACAAGAATCTAGCCCGGCGCCGTCCGCGCAATTCGCTGACCTGCGGAAACGTCCGTCAGCGGAATTGTTTGCCCCGTTATGTCCTATGTGCAAGTCGTGCACATACTTGGGCTATTTGGCAATTATCGCCCATGGTGCTAACATTCTGCATATTCACACTCGAAGAAGGGGGAACTGGATGGCGAACGAAGAAGCCACGTCAGAGAACTTCATTCAGAGGGCTGTCGAGGCTCTCATGGGCGGGGCCAACAATGAGGCTTTCAGCGTACTGACGGATGGTGAACTGTTCGGCTTCGGTATCGCGCTGATCGCGGTGGAGCGCGGTCACACTGTCGCTCGCGCCTCCTGGGGAAATCCCGGCAAGTACGTGTTCCTTCAGGCCGGGGAGGAGATGTTCGACCCCGAGACGCATCAGCCTGCGCCACTCAAGCAGCATCTCGTCTGGAAGAACGACAGGGGCGAGTTCATCCCCTGGACTCCGTCGCAGGATGCTGTGCTGGCGCGTGACTGGTTCATCGGAAAGTCCGGTGACTATCCTTACGGCAGGTTCCCGGCTGCAGAGCCGATCCAGAACTGATGATGGGGCCCGAGGCACATCTCGTCTGGAAGTGCCCACACGAGATGTGTGCATCAGAGCAGCTCGGCGACATGGATTCGCCGTACGATGAGTACAGGTGTGTTACGCACCAGGTGGATCTCGTGCTGAGTGATCGTGTCATTCACGCGCCGGACGGTCGGGGTATGTAGCCCCGACACGGCACACAGTGGCCCCGTCCTGCCATCCTCTCCGGCTCCGCACACACGGACCGGGGCGGGGGCGGAGCGGGGCCACGTTCCTACTTAGGGGGCAAAATGAAGTATCATGCCATCTGGTACAGCTCGGCAAACAAGGTGCGCATCTTCGAGGTCGACGAGGCAGGCAATGAGGAAGTTCTCCATGAAGAAAGTGCTCATGACCACCAGGTCGCTGCCGAGTTCGTCAAAGAGCAGGGCTTCGGCTTCACTGACCTCTGGGTGCACGACTCGAAAACATTTAACTATCAGGCACCCCTCAAGGCCATGTAGCGCAAACTTCCCCCCCGTGAAACAAGTATCTTGGTAACTACGCGCCGAATGGCTAGACACGCACCGCGCACGCACGCTAGCGTGTGAGTTGTTGCACAGCTGGTGTTGAAGGACAGCAGAGGTGTTGCGCCCCGTTGGGTCCGGCCTTGACCCTCGTAGCTTGCCAACGCCCCACGTTGCAGGCGCGAGGTGCCAAATCCCCCCCTGCCGCCTCGCGAGTGTCGAGGCCGGACCCGCCCCCAACTTAATAAGCAAGGCTGCGCGGTGCTGAGGTGCCGCTGGGGAGTGTCATGTCTCGTTCCGCGCAGCCTGATACCCCCTCCGCTACCTCTAGGTAGCCAGTTGTATCGCAGGAAAGTCGTCCGGCCGACACTCCACCTGCGACGCGAGGGGAAAGAGCGAAGGCCCGACACCTAGCCTGCAGGTGT